CGGCGACATCGAGAAAATCAAATATCTTGACCCGCCTGGGGCTCCCCCCGGCTCCGACAATCGCCAATGCCGCAGTGTCGTAATTGCGATAGCCAATCGAGCCGGCGGCGCTGTCGTCCCCTGCATTCTGTTTAAACCGCAACATGCGCCCCGAAAAGAAGCCGCGGTCTGTCGAAGGCCCGGCGTCGCCCGAGGAATAGGTGTAGAAAGCCCCGCCGGTGGTGATGTCGCCCTGCACATTCAGCTGACCTCCGGCAATGACCGGAAGCCCGTTGCTGTTTAGCCAGAGCTGGGTAGTGCTCTCGATATGGCTGTTGCCGTCGTCGTAAAGGCGCAGGCTGGTGCCGCCCGGCCCCCACCAGAAGACCGACCCGGCGTTGTTGATGTTGGCGCTGCCGTTTACCGCCAGGTTGCGCCCGACCACCGCATCGCCGAGATCGTTGACGGTGAACTTGTCGCTGCCGTTCGTAAACAACCGGGCCGTGCCGGCCTCGGTGTAGAGCGCCCACAGCTCCGCGCCGGTGCGGTCCTGAAACCAATACTCGGCCGTGACGTAGACCCGCGGCGTATGCAGATCGCCCGTCATGGTGTCGCCGGCCAGCTCGACATAGGGCGCGGCGGCGACCCCGGCTGCGACCGCGTGATCGACATACTCGGTCGTTGCGATGTAATTGTTGTTGCTGCCCGGCGGCTGCGTCGGGGCGGTTATCAGGCCGCCAAGGGTCACGTCGGTGAAGAGATTTGTGATTGTGATTTTATGGCTCTCATACCCGGATACTGTAGTATTATCCGGGGCGGATATCTCAATAAGTGAAGTTGCCGCAACGGGTGTCGGGATGTCAGGGAGTTCCGAGATCCGGAAGTAAGCCATCAATGTCTCCGCTGTTGTCGGTACATAAGCATGGCGTCCGGAGGACGTTTCAGGTACGGTGCGGGCCGGGTTGGTGTCACAACCACCAGCCCAGCCCTGACCCCCATCCGCTTACAGGAGCGAATGATGGCTGATCCAGATATGCCCCCAGCGAGCGCCAGTGTCATCAGCCCCAAGCTGGGGCGCTAGTGCATGGACTGGAATGATCCCGAGCAAGTGCGCGCCTATCAGCGCGAGTGGGCACGCCGAAAACGCGCGGCAAACCCAGAACATTATCGCGCAGCAGCGACCGCATCTCGCGCGGCAAACCCAGAAAAAGCACGCGAGCAACTGCGCCGCTGGCGCGCGGCTAATCGCGAGAGAAAACGCGAGCTTGATCGACGGCAGTACGCGAAGGACATCGAAAAATCCCGCGCCCGGGTACTAGCCAGAAAGAAGCGTGACGCGGCCACGCTTGCGAAAAGGGCCGAGGAAAGGAGGCTGTGGCGGCAACGCAATCCTGGGAAAGCGAGAGCGATGTCACTCAGAAGCAGATTTGCGAAAGAGCAACGCACGCCGTCATGGGCGAACATCGATGAGATCAATCGGATCTACCTTGCGTGCCCACATGGAATGCACGTCGATCATATTGTGCCGCTCAGGGGCATAACCGTGGACGGTTATAAAATAAGCGGCCTGCATGTGCCGTGGAATTTGCAGTATCTCACGCCTTTTGAGAATAAGAGTAAGAACAACCGCATGCGCCAGGAGGACACTATCATCGACCCGACGTACTTTACTGGTTGGCCTCGGCGAGCACGAAAGCCGTCACCGTAAAGTATTGCCCGGCCGTTACCGTGGCCGCATCGGTTATCATGTCGCTGCCCGAGACGCCGGCCGATCCCTGAATGTCGCAGTTTGTGCCGCCGCTGTCGAAAATTCGCCAATACGAGATTGTGCCAGATAAATCGCAGCTGATATCCTGCCAAGTTCCCAGCATTGATTTTTGCGCGCTGGCGGCGGCCCCCATCCAGTCAGCGGGCAAGTTTACCGTTGCCAGCACGGTGTTGGCCCCGTCCGATGCGGCGCAGTCGACAGGTTTTGTCCCTGCGAAAATCCGCAGGATCGGGCTAGTGCCGAGCACTGTCTCGATCGTATCCAAGCGGGCGTTTCTTAAACGCATGGACATGCTCAGGGCCAATTTGACCTCCTAACGATAACTCAAGTTGTTGCCTTGATGCGATTACGTCAGCCCCGAATGGGAAATCCAAATACGGCCAACCCCAAAAGGGTCAGTAGTACGAGCAGGTACAGCCCGCCGACCGGATAGAGCACCGGCCCGCTGCTGTCGGGCCACACGCGCCAGGCCAGGCCGAGCACGAGGGCCAGGAGCATCAACAACCAAAAGATGAATGAGAGGGTCATTGCCGACCTCCATATGGCCCAAGAAGCGCTGCTCGCCCGCCCTCAAACCCTGCCAACCCGGCGCCGGCACCGATCCCGCCACCCATCAGGCGGGCGAGCTCCGCGTTCTGGGGCTCGCGCCGGTAGGCTTGCACGAGGGCGTCGAGGGAATTGAGTGCGTCCTGGCCGCGTGGCACCGTCAGGGCCTCCGCGACCTGCCGGTGCAGGTCGTCCTCCCGCGCCAGCTTGTCCTGAGGCGTGCGGCCAAAGACGAACTGCATGCTGCGCTGCCCGGCTTGCAGCGGCTTGCCTTCCATCAGGCTGCCGACAAGGCCGGGCTCGCTCGACTGCCTCGCTGCTTCGGCCATCGCCGTGCGGCCGAACGTGCGCGAATTGGTCATCGTCTGAGCGTGCAGCTCGGCCGCGCGCGTGGCGCGCTCCAGCGCGCCGGAGAGCTCCATCGCCTCGTTGGGGCCGAGGATCGTCGTCATCTTGGTGCGGGCGGCCTGCGTGTTGAGCTTGCGCAATGCCTCCAGGCCCTGGCTCACCTCCTGATCCGGCCGTGACGCGACCCACCTGGCGTTCGCCATTGCTTCGTCGATCTGCTCGCGCACGCCCTGCCGGATCGCGGTAAGCTCCGGCGTTGACATGCCGTCCACCTCCTGCGCGACCTCGTCGCGGGTGACGCCGCGGCTCAGCATGTTTGATCCGTACTTGACGGCAGCGACGCGCGATATCGGGTCCGCGGCCGTGTCGAGCGCCGCCCCGTACTCCGGCACGAGCTGGCGCATCTGACGCCTGATATCGCCGGCAAGGTTGGTGTAGGCTCCCGAGAAATCCGTCCTGGCGCCCAATTGGCCGGCATCCTCTCCGGACACGGCCAGGGTCCGCAGCGCACGGGTGATATAGTCGAGCTGACGCACGTCAGGCGCCTGGCGCAGCGTCACCGTGCCGTCGTCTGCGACGTCCACCAATATCTGCTGCGAGCGGTGCCCGCCGAGCTGCATCAGCTCGTTCGCCTTGGCGAACGCTTTGCCGGGAATGCGGTCGAGCTCGCCCAGCAGGGCCTGCCCCTCGGGCGAGGCGTAGTTGATCGGCGTGTTGTAGGCGGCGTCATACGCCGTCCCGCGCGCCGCCCTCGTGCTGTCGCGGATGTCGCCGATCACGGTCTGCTCGCCTTGCGGTGCGCCCAGCGTGCGGTCGAGCGTGCCGCGCAGGTTTTGCGTTTCGTCGTGCAGCCGGTCGTTGACGGCCTGCTGGGCGCGATTGGCTCCAGGCCCGGTGCGCGCTATCGCCGTGTCGAGTGCGCCCCCTGTCGCCAGGTTGGCGTCGGCCAGCATGGCGTTGGGGCCTCCTGACGCGATGCGGGCGGCGCCTGCGCCGGTCGTCGCCTCGTCAGGGTCGATCGTGCGCCTGAGGACGTCGCCGGCCTCCCGGCTCATGCCGCTCCTGTTCAAGGCGCGGGTAATGCCGAAATAGTCCAGCAGGTTGCGCGCGACCGATGATGCGCCCTGGACGACCGGCGGCACGGCGGCGCCGACCACGCCCCCGAGAGCGGCCCCGACCCCGCCCTGCTTCAGCCGGTCTTCGAGGCCCGATCCTGAGCCGAAGCCCTCGACGGCACCCGTCCCGGCGCCCACGCCAGCCCCTATAGCCATGCGCCCGGCCAGCGGCACGGCAGCCCCAGGTGCGGCCGCTCCTGCCGCAGCAAGCGGCGCAAGCGCCGGGGCCAGCCCCAGCGAGCCCAGTATCTGCGAAGCGATCGAGCGCTTCGGGTGCTCCTCGCGTTCCTGCGCCAGCTCCTGGCGCTGTGCCTCCTGGGCGAGATTGTAGGTGTCGCCGAAAGGCTTGCCCGACAGCATGCCGCGCAATCCCTTGGCGGCGGACACGGCCTCGTCGCCGTACCCCATCGTCAGGCCCTGGAAGGGCGGCGTCAGCGGCCGCATCGACGCGAGGCCGTCGCCACTGTCACGACGTTCCGCCAGTCCCGCTGCGGCCAGGCTGCGCTGGTCGTTGTCCATGCCCTTGGTGTTGACCTCGGGCGATCCGGTCGGCCCCACGACGTAGCTGCGGTCGGCGTCGTGGATGATGACGCCCTCGGGCGGCTGGTTGGCTTCCGCCTGCGCTACCGGGAATTGATCCCACTGGCCTGCCGGAGCTGCTGCCGCCGGGAACTGGTCCCAGTTGTCTGCCATCGTCAGGGCCTCACGCGCCGGACGCCGTTCGGGTCAATGAAGTGCGTGCCGGGCGGCAGCTTCATCGCCTCCTCCGGTGTCTTTACCTGCGGCGGCGGCGCTGCCGGCGCTCCGGCACCCGTCCCCCCGGCCGGCGCGGCCGCCGCGGTGCCGCCCCCATTGGCCGCCTTGAGCTGCTCGCGCATGCTTTCCAGGGCATTGGTTTCGGCCACCGACAGCGGCGGCCCCAGCTTGGAGATGCGGTCGCGCGCCTCGAGCCAGTCCGGCATGTTGCCATTGCCGCGCGCCACCTCGCGATGGATCTGGGCCACCTGCCGGTCGTAGTCGTCGAGCCGTTTCCCGATGTCGATCGCCTTTCTCAGGCTTTCCGCCGAGTCCGTCATCAGAGGCAGGGCGGCGGAATACAATTCGCGCTCGTAGTTCGAGACGCTGCCCTGGCCCTTTGGCGCCGACAGCAGCGCGAGGCGCTGCCCGGCCTGGCGGAAGAGCTCCTGATCCGGCAGGCCGTCGCCCTTGATGAAGCCGCCCTCCCGCAGCCAGCGCGTCCCGGCCATACGCATTTCGGCCGACGCGCCGGGCTGGAAGCCCTGCAGCGCGTTCGCCATCTGGCCGTAGATCTGGGTCCGGCGATTGGCGGCATCCTCTGCGGTGAAGGAGTCATCCATCGCCTTGATGCCGGCCTCGACCATCTTGACGCCGCCGGCGCCCTCGATCTTGGTCGTGACGTTCTGGGCGCCCGATTTGCGCCGCGCCTGATCCCAATCGAAAAAGCTCAGCGGAGCCTCGCCGCGCCCCCTCGTGTCGGCAAGGTAGGCGGCGTAGTCCTTCTGCTCGGTCGTCTGAGCCCCGCCCGTAATGGCCTGCCGGTAGCGCGCCGCCGCCGCAGTGTCTCCACGGCTCTCGGCATCCTTGGCCGCCGCCTCGAGCTGCACATTCGGGTTGCGGGTGTCGGGCAGGCCCTGACGCTTGACCGCGGCCCATTCCGGCGAGCCCGGCGTGTAGCCCGCTGCCCTCGCTGCGGCGGCGTCCTTTGCCTGCTCCGTAGCCGCCGCGGTCGGCCCGGCGTACTCGTATGCGCGCTGCGCCTCCATCGCCTTTTGCGCGTCTTTGATGTCCATCGTCGCCAGCTCGGCGATGTCGGCCGGCGGCGTGCGTCCGGACGCCCGGTACAGCGCGTCCAGCCGCTTGGCCCGCGCGATGCGGTCGGCCCACTCCTCGATCGTCGCGCCGGGAGCCGGCGTCTGCGCGCTGAGCTCGCGCTGCGGCGGAGCCCCCTGCGGTGCCGCTGGGCCGGGGCCGCCGCCGCCGAAATTGCCGCCGCCGCCAGTGTAGCCGGGGGCGCCCGGAGGGCCGGGCGGGACATCCGGCGCACGCGGCCGGAGGACGTCGCCCGGCGTCAGTTGCGCCATTTGCATCCCATCGGTGCCGGAAGCGTCGAGCGGGCCTGTTGGCCCCACATCGCCCTGCGCCCCCGGCGCCCCGGAGGCCGGCAACTCTGCCATGTACCCGGTTTTCTCGGCAGACGCGGCCGGGTCCGACGGCGGCTCGCCGCGCAATATCTGCTGCGCCCTGACCATATCACCGCGCCGGACGGCATCGTTGTAGCGCGCTTCCACGTCCATAGGTCCGGCCGGGCCGGGAGACGCCCCCTGATTGGCCCTACGCTCAGGCAGGCCATCGACAAACGGTGTCGGCAGCGAGGTGTCTGCCACGCTGCGGATCCTGGGGACCGGCCCTCCGCCGGAGCCGGCGCCGTCCAGCGAGGTGTCGGGCAGCTGCGGCAGACGTGAGCCTGTGTCATCAGGCGCGGAGCCGCCGCCGGCCACGTTAGTCCCGGCCTGCGTGTACTGGCTCAAGAGCTTAGGATAATACATCATCGCCGACCCGATGGTCGGCCAGCGCCCGCGCAATGCGCCGACCACGCGCGAGGTGTCGCCTGCCGCCAGGTCCGCCTCCAGATCGCGCCCGGTTTTCCGGGCATATTCGCTCTTCGCCAGCCGATCGAAGGCCGTGACTTGCGACTGCGGGCTGAAATCCGGCAGGTCCGGCGCGACCTCTTTCCATGTCGAGCCGGTGAACTGGAACGCCCCGGCCGCGGTGCTCGGCCCCTGCGGCCCCGGCTCCGGAATATTCGGATGCTGGGAATAGTCGTCAAACGGCACGCCGCCCTTCGGCGTGTACCGCACGTTGAACTTGCCGCCGCTCTCCGGTATCGCAACGCCCCTGGCGAGGGCTCGCATCCCTGGCGTCCATGTCCCCGTGTACTGATCCACCTCGGCAGCGTCGCGCTTCGGCACAGGCGCTCCCGGCGGGGCATCCGGCGCCGGCGGCGGAGGCAGCATCGACACGCCCGCCGATCCGGGGCGCGAGCGCAACGGCGGCTCGGGCTTGCTGACCTCATCCAGCAGCGCCTTGTCGGCCGCTATCTTCGCCTGCGACGCCCTGGCCTCCTGCGCGTATTTGATAATCTCGGCCATCGTCAGCGCTTGCTTGGTCGTGTCCGGAGCAGCCTTCCTGGCCGCATCCAAACCATACCCGAGCGCTTCGCCAAACCCGATCGGCACGGCCGACGGCCTGCCGGACTGCAACATCGATGCGCCAAACGCACCCAGCTGATCGAAAAACCGCTGCCGCTGCAGCGCCTGCATGTCGATCCGGCCATCGGGGCCGACCATGCCGGGCGCCATCAGCTGTAAAATTTGATTGGTGTCGATCTGCGGGTTTGTCGGGTCGAGCTGCGGATCAGCCATGATCGCTCCTTTAGAGCCCGAGACCGCCGCCGCCGGTGCCGCCGCGCGACAGCTTGGCTTTCAGCAAGGCCAGCACCAGCGGGTCGAGGCCGCCCGCCTGGCCGCCGGTGGCGCCCTGCGCTGCCGTTGTCGGAAAGGGCTGCGGCGCATTGACGGTCGGATAGTGCATCGTCAGATTGCGCATCCCGCCGCCCGGCGACCCGGCACTACGCGCCTGCAGCGGGGCCACCTGGGCCTGTTGCAGCGTGTTGGCGCCTTGCTGACCGGCCTTTCCCAGGCCGCCCAGGGCGCTCCAAATGCTTGGCCCGGATGCGGCCGGGGCGGCATCGGGCGCCGTCGGATTGCCGGCCAGGTTTTGGTACAAAGGTTGGTCGGCCGGCGTGTTGCCGCCGGAGCCCGCCATCAATTTGTACAGGTCGTCGTCGATGGGGTACGCCATTTTCATCGCCTCCGTGGCCGGATCGCACGCTCGTAGTCGACGCCCAGATAGCCGCTCGGCGTCCGCAGCACGGCGTCCGGGTGCAGGAGCGCCACGTCCTGCGCCATCAGCCCGACATGCGGGTCGACCTCGCCGTCTTCCCAGTTGTAGCGGTACTGATAAATCGGCAGCCCGTTGTCGAGCTCGCCGATCGGCTCGATGTCGGTCTTGAGGCGCTCGTCCGAAAAACCGAAATAGGGCGCCAGGCTCCCTGCGGCCCCCGCGAGCGACGACACGCCGCCCAGCAGGCTCGAGCCCCAGTTGCTCTTGAGCGGCTGCTCGGTCGTCGACGTGCCGCTGATCGGTTGCCCGATCAGCTCGGCGTAGTTTTTCAGGTTGTACCAGTCGTCTTCGGCATTGCCGTAATACCTGTTGACGTCGTCGGTCACGCCGGCCTGGCCGTAGGAGGACAGGCCCTCGCCGCCCTTGATCAGCGAGCTCCACGGGTCGGTGTTGCCGGCGATGACGTTCCTGAATTGTCCCAGCGCATTGACGGCGGTGCTATTGCCCTGGTCGTAGCCTTTCTGCAGCGAGTCCAACGCTTTCTGCTTGGCGTCCAGGCTGGATGCGTCGAGCGCCCCGCTGGCCTTGTAGCCGGACAGCTGACCCTCCAACCCATAATTGGAGCCCGTGAGCTGGTTGCTGATGCCGGTATTGTATTGGCTGCCGAGAGCCGTCGAGGCGTCGTTCATCAGCCCGCGCTCGCGGCCCCATGCGGTGTCGGCCCCCGTCAGAGCGCTGTCCATGCGCCCGCGCTCGCTCGACCACGCCTGGTCGGCCTGGGAGGCGCCCTGGTTTTGCAGCGTCCGCTCGGCGCCGTAGGCTGAGCCCAGATTGGACGCAGCCGTGCCCATCAGGCCGCGCTCGGCGCCGTAGCTGCGCGATGCGTTGGCCGCATCCTGGCTCTGCAGCGTGCGCTCGGCGGCGTAGTTCTTGCCGTAGATGTCGCTCGCCAAACCCGAGAGCGTGGTGCCCAGGTTTTGCTCGTTCTGCGAGCGGGAGTTGGTCAGCGCCCCTGACCCGTAGCGGCCTGCTTTCTCGTAGGCGCTGTCGGCCTGCGGCGCTGTCGCGGTCTGGTATTTCCGCGCCACCTGATCCGCCGCGGTATTGTACATGCTGTCGAGGTACGGGTTGGAGTTGAGGTAGCGGCCCCCGCTCACGTCGTTCCAGTACCCGGTCGAGGGATCGGCGCCGAGGTAGGCGCCTGCCGCCGTTTGGTTGAAATACTGATTTGCGGGATTGCTGTTGAGGAAGGCGCCCCCGCTCTGGGCGTCGTAGTAACCGGACGATGGGTTGGCGCCCAGGTACTGGCCCGCGCCGACGTTCGTCAGCCCCTGATAGCCGGGATTGCTGTTGAGGTAGCTGCCACTCGCCTCTCCGGTCAGGTAGCCGGTGCCGGGATTGCCCGATATCGCATTGTCGGTAGCGCTGTTGAGGCGATCGTAATAGGCGCCCTGGCCCGATCCCAGCGTCGAGAGCGCGCCGGACGTGTCGGCCATCCGCCCCTGCTCGGCCGTAGTGCCGTCGGCAATGCCGAGGTTTCGGAGGTAGGCGGGGGACTGCGTGACGCCGTAATTTCCATAGGCGGCGTCCTCAAAGATCTTGTTGCCCGCCGGGACGGTGTATTGCCCGGTATGGCCGTACACCGAGTTGTCCACCAACCCCTGATACCCGGCCTGCTCCCAAGGGCTTTGGTACAATGTCTGATTAGGGTCGTAGGTGACCTTGTTGTTGGAGTAGAGATCCTGGGACTTTCCGAAAACGTCGTCCAAATAGCTCGAGTTGTACGGCGTGCTGTTGGTGGTTGTCGTCTGCTTGCCGGCGGATTTGGTCATCACAGTATCCTTTGGAGCAGCACCCCGACCGGCTTGTAGCCAAAACGGCGCCAGCCGGCGCGGGTGGCGCCCGTCATTACGGTGCAGCGCTCGGCCCGCGCCATGTCGGTCGTCATCCGGTCGAGCTCGTGGACCCAGCGCCACAATTTGCGGCCCCCAATCCAGGGAATGCGGAACTCGCGCAGCAGCGGGTGCTCGATCACTTGGCTGATCGCCGCCATATCCACCGGGTCGGCCCGGTTGTCGGCATCAAACGCGATCCACAGCGTGCCCTTCTCGGCCAGTAGATCGGCCAGGACGTGCTCGAGCCCGATCCGCGCCGGCTGCTCGCGCCGTATGGCGCCGTCGATCCACTTCGCCGCCCCGCGCCGCCATGCCTCCTCGACCAGCCTGGTCGGGACAGTGGAGACCACGATCATTTCAGGCGCGCGAAATGGCGCAACAAAGGTTGCGTGCGGGCCGGTTTCGGGCGAAAGTGGGGTTGCGCGCATCCCGCGCGCTGATGGGAATTAACCCATGAATTAGAAGAGGCGCCCCATTCCTGTGGCGCCCCAAATAACCGGCCAAAGCCGAAGGATCCGTGTCTAGCAAACCGATCCTCCGACAGGCCGGCGAATTTTGCAAGGGGTTTCTTGCCACAGGCGACGTGCGTCCTCTCGGAGCCGCCGGCATGTTTACGATCACCGCCGTTCCCTTTGACGATTACGACGCCCTCGACATCGCCGACGGCCCACGCTGGCTGCTGGTGCGGCTGGCTCGCTACGCCGACCGCGAGGGGCGCTGCTTTCCCTCGATGCGGACCCTGGCAGCTGCCGCGAAGAAGTCGGTCGCGACCGTCTGTCGCTGGCTGAAGCGGCTCTTCGACCAAGGGTGTTTCACGCGGACCCGAAAAGCCGGTCGCGTCTACCACTACACGCTGGCCGAGACGTACCGGCTGCGCTGGCGGGAGCAGCCAAAACCGGCGGCGGCGGAGGGTGTTTCACCAGCCGTGAAACAGGGTGTTTCACACGGGGCAAGACAGGAAGCATATCCATCTAAGTATGAAGAAAAGCGCTCCAAATCAGGATTGGAGCAGGACGCACTGCCGCCGCCGGTCAACTGGGCTCCACGGCTGCGGAGCTGGGCGCACAGCCGCTTCTGGTTGCCGACCTGGGGGCCGCGCCCGAACGAGGCGGGCTGCTGGGCACCGCCCGGCCTGCTCTAGCCCATTATAATTGCGCGGAACACCATATCCCCGGCCGCGCTGGCCGGATGGTGGATCACGGCCCGCCCGCTCTCCGGCACAACCCACAGCCCGGCGGCGCGCGCCGCCGCAGCGGAAGCCGTCTCGGCCTCGAGGATGCACACGCTGTACATTCCGATGCGTTCGTCCGTCAGCACGGTGGACGAGGCCCCGGCCGTAAGCACGACCCGGCTCGTGCAGTTGGCCTTGCCTCTGAGCAGCAGGTTGACCGCCTGCGCCAGCTCGCGCAGCCACTGGTCCCAACGGCCGCTCGCGCGCCACTCCGATACGGGCGGGTAGCCGGGCGCAGTCACGAGCAGCGCTCGACGAGGAAGTCGAGCACCTGCGTGTAGGCGTCGAGGCTGCCGGCCTCGTACCCGTGCCCGTAGCCGCCCGGAGCGACCTTGCGAGCCGCATCCATCTCGCGCCGGGCTCGGGCAATCCGAAACTGCATCTCGGCCACGACCAATTCGGCGCCGCGGGCCAGCGCCTCGGTATGCCTGATGCCGGGCTCGCTGATCACGGCGGCGCCATCGCGACGACCTGAAACTCGCTCCCATCGTAAAATGCCAGCACGACCTGGCCGGCTACGATGGCGCCCGCCGTCAAGCTATTCGGGCCGCGCCGCATCGGCTTGGCGCCCAGCCCGTTGATGGCGAGGCTCGTCGCGCCCGTGACCGTGAAGCCGGAGAAGAAGGTGTAGCAGTCCCCCACATTGTAAGAGACCGGCGCAACCGGGTAGGTCAGGGTCTGCGCGCTGGCCGTGCCGCCTGACGTCAGCGTGGCATTGGCGCGGTCATACCAGCGCTTCAGCGCCGCCATCATCTCGCGCGCCGCGTCGTTGACCCCTGACGGCACCATATTCTCCGGCCACCCGTCGGGCGGCGGGGCATTGTTGCTGGCCGCCACCGGCGACCAAGAGCGGACGTCCATTGGCGCCTCCCAGCGTCTCCTGACCCCTCATGGGGCTCGATCACTTGCCCGACGCGTCGCGGCTCCTGCGCTTGGTCGAGGGCATCTCCTGACCCCTCATGGGGCTCCATCGTATCCCAGCGCTCTGGAGCGCTCGATCAGTGCCCTGCGCCGTGCGTAGTTGGCGTGACGGTGCTCGCGCTGCAGGCCCGGCAGATTGGCCGTCTCGTGCCAGTACGCGATCAGCTCGGTCTGCTGCTCGTCGGGCAGGGCGAGAAACCAGTGCATCCAGCGCCGGGTGATCTTGTCGCTGGCGTCGTCAGGCATCGCGGGAGGCATCATCTGCGACCCGCCGGAATGATGTCGCCGTCGGACGTGTCCACCCCCTGGATGTGCTCAAAATCGGTCCCCGCCGGCAATCCCAAGCGAAACCGGATGTAGCGCCCGCTGGCCCATTGCGGGCACGTCCCGTTTTCGTTCTCCCGCACCTTGGGCTCGTAGATCACCGGCAAGGACTGCAATTCCCGGTGCCCGGTTTCGATGGTCGCCTTCTGCCCGTCGGTCAGGGCTCGCGCCATGCGGACCAAGGCACGCCTGCCCGCCACCGGCTGCAGCTCGGCGGTCTCGCACAGCGGCGCCAGGTTTGGCCCCGCCATATAGTTTAAACGGTGCTGCGCGTCGGTGCCGGCCAGGATCGAGCGCCCGCCGACCCAGTACCCGGCGTCGAGCGATGGCGTCAGCGTGTCGAGGTTGCCGACGGCGTCGAGCTGGTCGAGGCTGTATGTGCTGAAAAGCGAGCGCCCGATGGTCTCGAGCGGCGTCGCATCGAGCTCCCCATAGGACCAGCGCGCCAAGGCCCAGTTGTAGATCAGCAGCCGGTCGAGCATGCCATTGGCCGACTGCTTGGAGGCAAAACCCCACACGATCAGCTGCCGCGTCGGGTCGGTGGAGCCGACGATCGAGTAGCGGTAATGCGGATCGACGGTGTCGAAAAACCAGCGGTCGACCTTGCCCGAGCCGATCGGCATCGCGCTGGCCCCATCGTGAGCATAAAAACCGTCCGACCCCAGGTAGTAGGCGACAGCGAAGATGCCGGCCTGCGTCCGGATATGGCGCGGCACGATCGACTGCGGCGCCATTGTGCCCGACGCCCCCTCGACGACGTCGAAGCTGAAGATCAGCGGCGAGCCCTGGTAGGTGATGCGGTAGATGCCGCGCTCGCAGAAGGCGATGCCGTGCGCGTTGCTGACCGGCCCGACGAGCCCGGTGATCGGCCCCAGATCCTGCTGCTCCAGATCCTGATAGTCGGACTGCAGCTGGACCGCGACGTCGGTGCCTGGCGTCGGCCAATTGGTCGGGTCGCCTATCGCCGACCACTGCAGGCGCGAGGGCAACCGCCCGTCGACCGGGTCGTCGAGATTGCCCAAGAACAGAAAATCGCGGATCACCGCCGCAAAGCGCGCCTTGGGCGCCGACGCAGCCAGGCTGGCGAAATGCGTGTCCACGCCGAGCAGCATCGACTGCACCGGGTCGGCGAGGTCGGTCGCCACCACCCTCGAGCCGAAACTGGTCATCGACCAGAAGCCCGCGCCGGGCGCCGGGCATGCGTAGGTGGCGCCTGACACGTCGGAGAAGGACGAGGCATTGCCGATCAGCCGGTACAGCTTGCTGGCGTCGCCCGCGAATATGTTGCCCTGGCCGTCGTCCCCGCGCACCGTGTACAGGCCCTGAACGCGCGCTCCCAGCGGCGCCGTGAACGGCACAGGCCCCGGCAACGGGCCGTAGCTCTGCTCGGTCAGCGGCACGACGTTTTTAACGAGCATGCTGTACTTGACAGTACCGGCCTCGCCGATCTGGCCCGTCGGAGGCTGGTCCGGCGTCCAATCCCCGACCGGAAACACCGGCATCAGATGGTCCTCGGCATTTGCCAGTCGGGCCGCATCTGGATGCCGCCGCCGCCCCATCGCGCCTCGGCGTCGGATGCGATGATCGAGGACAGGGCCATATCGCGCCGCTTCATCCAGCCCGCCACGCGATCGTCGTTCGCGAGAAACATCTCGGCCTCGGTCAGCGCGCCGAACAGGTATGCGTCGGGATGGTTTGCCAGCAGCCAGTTGGTCGGCGCGGCGCCCGACAGCGGCATGATGCCCTGCATGTAGCCGATCGTGATGACGGTCCCGGCGCCGGCCGGGTCGGACAGGCGCAACTTCAGCCCCTCGATCGTGAAATACTTGCCGGATGAAGGCGTCGATGCGGCCGCCGTCACCTGATCGGGCGCCAAATACCGCATGTTGATCTCGGGATCGGCACTGGTTGTGCGGATCGACCTGAGCTCGCGGAAGTCGAGCGGTAGGGGGACCGTCTTGGAGCCCTCGTCCGGCAGCAGCTCCGCCTCGGCCTCCTGCCAGCGCGTTTTGAGCACGCGGTCGGCATGCACCTCGAACAGCCGGACCATATCCGGAATGTCGTTGCTGATCAGCAGGTCGCCCGGGCGGCCGAGAAACCGCAGCACAGTATTTCGGAGCTGCAGGAAGCTGCTGATCGCCATTCAAATCCACCCTGGCGCAGTGCGGAAAAACCGCAAATCGGGATCGTTCAAAAGCCTGTTCAACAGGGCCTCGTTACCCTTCTTCAGGGGATCGGCCCCGTAGCGCTGCTTGAAGATCTCGATCACGATCGGCGGGAAGCTCGCCACATGCTGCATGCTGCGGCTCGGCGTGTAGCCGCGGTCGTCGAGGTCATAGAGGCGCTTGTTGCGCTCGACGACGGGCTCGACGTCGGCCTCCATCTCGATCGTGTAGCGGCTCTCGTCGGCAGCGTCCTGAACGAGGTATTCGTCCCAGCCCGAGTGCTGGTCGAGAAGCAGGCGCTCCGTCATCGCATCAGCCCGGCATGAAATAGCCGACGGTCACCGTCCACGGCCCGCCGGCGGTTGCCGGGGCTCCGGTCTCGGCATAGCTCACGGTGATCGGCGTGTCGGTCGCCAGGGCCTGGTGCATCACGGCTCCGGCGGCCGGGAAATTTTGCGTCGCCGAGCCCGCCTTGACGCTTGTCTGGCCCATCAGCTCGACCCCGGTGCCATTGAAGAAGCCGACCGAGATCGTGGCCGTCGACCCGGCATTGCTGTCGGCTCGCCCCGACCAAGACAGGAACGCCGGGATGCCGCCGGCCGGGATGGTGCCGATGACTTTCGGCCCGACGTCGGTCGTCGTGATCTGGCCGCAGAACACGTTGAGGCCCTGGTTGGTCGGGTGGGCGTAGCCGATGCGGCGCCCGGCAAGGCGTGCCGACGCGCCGCCGCCCTGCTCGGGGCAGTGGATCACAGGCATATTATTTGTCTCCCAAGATGCGGATCTGCATGTTCTCGGCCATGCGCTCGGCGACCTTCCTGGGCACCTTGGCCTCCTCGCCGTCCCGCAGCGCCCGCTCGTGCGTCCAGGGGCGCGTGTCGACCACGCACCGCACCAGCACCGTGTCGGCGAGATCGGCCTCGCTGAGCTCCATCACGTCAGGCGGCGTTGCCTCGATCGCGCGCATCAACTGCAGCGCATTCGGCCCCTCGACGCCGCGCGTCGCGAGCAGCTCGCTCTCCGCCTCGGTCATGTGAAATCCGCGGATCGGGGCATTGACCCGCCGCTGCTGGCCTTGTGCCATGCTGTGTCCTTTAAAGAATAAGCAGGAGGGTCGGAGACGTGGCCGAGCTACACGGGGGCCCGCACTACTACGTCGTGCTGTACGACCGGCGCACGGATCGCTGGTGTCGAATGATCGAGGTGCGCCCGCGCCTGCGAGATCAGGTGATCGAGGCGCTCGGCATCGAGCCGCTGGATTATGGAGAGATGGCGTTAGGCCCCGAGCAGCTCGGGACGCTCGCCGAGATCATGGATTTCACGCCCGACCTCGAACGCTTCGCCTACACTTTCGAGACGGTGCCGGGATGATCGGGCTATAATAGAAACGCCGGCTGGGTGGGCCAGCCGGCGCCTGATCCGGCTGGGTAAACAGCCGGCCCTTGAGGAGCGCGCCGATGAGGACGCATCGGAAGCTCCTGCTGCGGATCATGGTTATCTTGCGGATTACCGTCAAGATAGTCAGGGCGTAGCGGGTTGGGGCCAGCCTGGAGACGGGTTGGCCCCTTCCTCGATCCTACGTCGCCCCGCGGCTGGCGATGATCGCATTCGTCACCGCGGCGATCTGGGCTGCGGCCTCGGCGCGCTGAGCCCGAAACTCCTCCGCAAGATCCCGGCGCAGCGCGGCGCTGTCGGCCCGCATCTCGGTGCGCAGCGTCTGCATCTGCGCGCTGAGCGCGTCGAGCCTGTCCTCATGCCGATCGAGCCGCCTGTCGACCCGCGTGAACAGAAACGCGATGAAGCTGAAGCCGCCGATGATCAGCGCCGCCAGCGTCGCGAACACCGAAATGTCGGTCATGGCGGAAACCAGTCGCCGAGCACCTGCTCAGGCGTGTACCGGGCCGCACGCAGCGCCGCCTCGGTGTCGCCGCCAACCTCGCCGTGCTCCCGCATGTCCTCGATCGCGCGCTTGCCCGCCTTGGACATTTCCTGCGCCAGGACAGGCTCCACCTGGCTCCGCAGGCTCGGGCTGTCGGTCAACAGGTCGTCGACCTGCTTGCGCCCGTCGCGGATCGAGTTGCGCCACCTCAGGTCGTAGCTCGCTACGACCGAGCTGCGCGGATCACTGGCCGGGGAAAACTGCAGCTTGAGCAAGTGCCGGACGATCCGGAAAATCTGGCTGCGCAGGGCAGTCCGTTGCGACACGCCCACGCTCTCGATCTCCTCGGCAATGTGCTCCCAATCAAGCGGCAGGTTGGTCCCGGTCCTGGCCGCATCGCGCAGCTTCTCGGCCTGCTCCGCGGCCCAGGCGGCGACGTCGGTGTCACGGCCGGTCATGTGAACAGGCGCGCGAACGCGAAGGCGGCGGCAAACAAAGCCGCACCCGCAGTTACGCTGGACACGACCAGCACCCACGGCGCCATGCCGATCTCCTGGCGGACCCGGTTGTGCTGCGCCAGGGTCAGGTCGGTGCGAGCCAGAATGTCGTTTATGCTGACGCGCGCCTGATCGTGCTGCGCCAGCATAAGATCGATGCGCGCAATCTTCTCGCGAATATCGAGCGCGGAGGTTGTGTCGCTCATACGACGTGCCTCCAGAGCCTGCCGGCGCTGATGGCCTTGATGGTGTTGATCGACATGCCGTAGCGCTCGGCATAGACCGCCAGCGTCTCCTTGTGGGACCGGATCTCGCGCACCGCAGCCTCAGTGAGCCGCGACCGCGGATTGTCCTCTCCCCTCAGGTTAGTCTCAGGCTTGCCGTGATACTTGCGGATGGAAGGCCGCTTATTGACGGCCTGCTCGGCATGTGTCGCCCAGGTACAGTTGGCGGCTGAATAGCCGAGGGCATTATCCAATCGCTCGATCGTGTGCTGCTCAGTCGGCGGATCACCCATGTCGCGATAGAAGGCATCGAAGGATGCCGCCCATTCATCGCTGACCGTGACGCCGGCGCCGCCGTACCGCGCGAAATTAACGGCCTTCGGGTCGAGACAGCGGGTCCGCATTGCGAGCCATGCGCGATAGACACGGGTCCGCTGGCCCTTTTTTGCCTGCCCGTGGCGGGTATTCATTAACCCCGGCATGTCCTGCCGCCAGCAGCCGCAGGATTTGGTTTTCCCGCTCTTCAGAAACGAGCCGTAAACGACGACACGCTTGCCGCAGTCGCAAAGGCACTGCCATGCGGCGTGCCGGTTGATCGACCCGGCGCGCTCCTCCACAAGGAGCCGTCCGTATCGCTCCCCCGATCGCAATTCTGTAGCTGGCCTTGGCATTTCGCATCTCCCGATATAATGGCAACGAGGCCATTATATCGAGAGACACATGTCCCTAATCTACGTCAATTTGACGCAGGCGGAACGGAACGTAGCTCAGAAACTAAAGCAGATCCGCGACGACCGCGAGCCCAGCCTCGTTCCTCACTTCCAAAGTGTACTCGGTTACCATATCAGGAATGTTATCGCGCGGCTCTTTATCCGTGCTTCTGCCGCTCACACGGCAGCTCAGACTATATCAGCACCTCATTGCCGATCCTGGCAGTGAGGGCCGGGCGCTCGTGGGCCGATTATTCTTTCGTCACGGCCTAGTCGTTGGACCTTCCGCATCCCTGGCGCTTGCGCGTTACATATGCGGCTTGGCTGCTGATTGCCCTCGGCATTACCCGGTGGGGTTTCCCAGCAATTCACCCGGTTATTCGACAGGCGTCGCCGCCTGAAGGGCCAATGGTTTAGCCTTTCTCGCTATCTCCAGTCACCGCCAGGTCGATGGTCTTCAACGGCCGCAGTGAAGAGAGGGCGAGCAGGGACGTGTCGAGAAGGTGAACTTCCCGGTCACGTTGGAAGCGGTTGGCGACGACTTTGTGCGTACCGAAATCCGAGCGATAGATCTCGATGTTGGTCATCAGACGTGCGTCGGAAGTGTCTTGCACCCTTTGCACGTTGCCGGTGAATTTACTGATATTCACCTTGTTGCTGGGACCGCACATGATCAGGTCGATCTCGCCGCCCTGCGTCCACGCCGCCTGTATCTGCCCCGTCACCAGGGCCTCGGTCAGCGCACGCTGCGTGCCATCCTGAACTGCAGCGGCAGCGCCGCCATTGGCTCCGGTGGCGCCGCGTGACGTGTTGGTCGCGTACCATTGAATAAGCGACCGCAGCACGCGGGGGGTTGTGCTGTTACCAGCATTCGGCACAACATTGTTGTTGTGGATCAGCACGAACTCCATGTCCCTGCGGATCTCTTTGTTTCTTTTTGTAAGCTGGTAAACGATCTCGCGGCGGCGCCCGGCAGTATTAACTGCATTTTGCGTGCCCGAGATCACACAGTTTTTCGAGGAAATCTGGCAGCGATTGCCAAGCCTCGTCGTCGGCGTCACGGTCTGGAAGAACCCGGCCGTGCCGCTGTCGTCACCTTCAAGCTGCGCGTTTGGACCCGCAGCAGCAAGTTGATCGCTCTGCCACTCCAAGGGAGCTGTTACTTCGGCGCCGCGATTAAGCGCCTCTGACCATCATAAACGATGGCGGCCCGTCATTTCTGCGGGCTCTCCGGCTCTCACCGGAGGTCGGGCTCTATCATCATCCCCCGCCGAGCGGAGGCGTCCGACATATAGTCTCTGAGGGTCCGGCTAATGTACCCAGCCGTCTTCCCTGCTGATTGCCCATTGTAACATCCGGCCGATTGTCACTGCTTTCGCGAGTACGGACGGCTTTAGGGGTTTCCAGCAAATAGTCGGATTTTACATGCACAAGTGGACTTTATTTATGCATGACAGCGGTAGCTTTGTTCTTGCTGATCGCGTCCTGAAAGGGGGTATCTACAGGACTTATAAGGTAAATTTGATCAGCCAGGTCTTCCCTGTTCCCGACGGCAGAGAAGGTAAGAAACGCGTTTTGTTGGATAGCCATGATCAGCCCTAGATCTGGGACAAGATCGCGTCGATGCGCACGTCCAGTGGCTGGCGCGGATCGCGTCCAAGTTTGCGCATGGCATTGCGCTGTGGGCGGGCTGCTTGGCCTGTGTTTCCTTCGCTGTTGCCCGGCGAGGCCGCAAGGCGCGGCGTCGGGGCCTGACGCTTGTCCGCAGTCGCTTGGCGGGCTGCGGTGCGCTGTGCCTGAGTAGTGGTTTGCTGTGCCACCATCTCGTGGTACTTGCGCGCGTCCTCGAACGCTTTTGCCACCCGTGCGTCGCGTATGACGGCGACGTCGGCCGGCTTAAACCCGTATTGCTTAACCGCGAAAGCTCGAACTATGTCGAGGCCCTCTTTCGCCTTTTGAAGGGTTTCGGCTTGGTCTTTTCCGTGCCACTCGGGCATGGATTGGACGAGCTTGATGCCCTCCTGGGCCAGCTTCTCGTGAGTTATTTGCGCGTCGATCGCATCGCGTTGCTTGACGGCGGCGTCGAAATGCGCCCGGCGCTGTTGGTAAGCAAACCAGAGTTGTTGCGTTCCGGCAGGGTCTTCTGCTGCCGCTTTTGTCCAATCCAAATTCTGGCCTGCGGTCAGAACGGGATCAAACTGCTCAGCTAAGGAAATGTAGGTTGTAGCCTGCTCCACATAGCGTTGCCGCTCTTGTCGTGTCGCCTGGACCTCGGGCTCAAAAGCCTGTCGGACCTCGGCGAATGCGGACTGAAGCCGGCGGACCTCACCGTCACGTTGTCCCTCCCGCGAGCGGATGTACTCCTGGGTCGCACGAGGGAGCTTCTGCCAGTGCTCGGCCTGCTCTTTGTCCCAAAACGGCGGCGGCTCGATGGGCGGACCTGCGTCCGGCTCGGGCTTTTCGTCGTCTTCTTCGTCGCTGGGCTGATCTTCCTCAGGTGCGACGTCAGCATCCCCGGCTTCTGCCGGGGCCTGATCCTGCTCTTCGTCTTCAGCGGCGCCATCGCCTTTCGGCTTGTCGTCCAGCTTGTCGACGATGTTATCCACCAAGGCGTCGAGGCCGCCGCCGCCCATGATGTCGGCCGCTCCATTATCGGAGTGGCACAAAGAGGGCGGGCAATAGTCGAGCGGCAACTCAGGGCGATGCAAAGCTTCGCCCGACCCCAAAAGGAGGCGTTTAAACATTCCTGTCGTCCGTGTGTTATACTAAGGGGAGTTTAACGATGGAGAAGCAGATGGCTGACGCAGGTTTTGAAACGCCCGCGCTCAACGACAAAGGCCGCGAGGCGGCGGCCAAGATCACAACCGCGTTCGACCGGCTAATCGATGAGGTGGACCCGTATTGCTACTCGGGCTCACACTGGGACCGGGCCAAGCGGAGGATGGAGGAGGCGTGCGGCCTGGCGCTCCGGTCTGCCTCACTCAACCCGGCCAATCAGGAGGACGCGCTCGAGGCCGGTCGCGCGGAGGCGCGGCGTGCGGCGACGGCGGCGCTGGAGAAAAGCTCGGCCGAGCCCGAGGGGACGGTGGAGATGCTGCTCCCGCCCGAGGGAGCGGGCCGGGCTCAGACGCGGACGACCTAAACAATCGAGTTTCCCCAAGCCTGCCGGTGGACCGTAGCCGCTTAGGGGAAAGCCAGGGGCGTCCGGTCCACCTTGGCGCCCCTGGCACCTATCAGACGACCGGGTCGCGGCCGTAGCGGTCGCGGTGCTCCCTCTCGCGCTCGAGATCCCTGATCCTGTCGGCGGCCAATTCGCCGCCGGCGATCAACAATTCGAGTTGAATATAAAATTCCTTCAGCAGGTCGAGCTTGAGGCGCAGGAGCTGCAGCCGGTCAGGGTCGCGGACGTCGGAGAGCTCCCAGGCGTTGTTGAGGAGCTGGCGCATTTGCCCTAGCGCCCACTGCAGCACCTCGTCCTCGAGCAGCCGCTTGGCGGCCTGGCCGCGGGCGACGGCGCTCTCGAGCTGGTCGCCGGCCGCGCGCATCTCGTGCGGCTCGATGCGCCACTGCGGCGCCGGCAGCTCGGGCTCCGGCCTGAGGCGCGGCGGCGGCAGGTGCGCCCACAGCCACACCAGCCACGCGGGCATTAGATAAAAACCGTAGCGATGCCGCGCCGAAACAGGGCGGTTTGTGCTATCATTGTGCCCCTTTGAGAGGTGCGAGATGGACGAAACAACCGGCCGGGAAGAGGTGCTGGAGCTGATCCGCGAGCGCGGTTATCTGTGCCGGCTTGAGAACACCGATGCGTGGTGGATCGCTACCGATCGGCCGCCCGAGGATCTCCCCGAGGCTTGGGACGAAACTGCGGAAATCGCTTCCGGCGACGCCCGCTCGTTGATCGACGCCGGAGCGCTCAAAGAGCAGCGCCGGTACTCACTTGACGGAGGTACGCTCGTCATCGTCTTTGCTCCCGCCCATCAGGGCGGCGGCCCCTCCGGCGGAGAGTAGAGGGAACTCTTTCCGCAGGACGCTGCGCTGGAATACCTGCTCCGGCGTCAATCCCATGATCGAAGCCGTGCGCCGGACGCGCTCTTCCAGCGTGCCGATCGCCGGCGTCGTCCCCGAGAGGTCGGTGCCCTTAAAATACTCCGGCACGCCAACCCAGGTCGTCGACTGCATCTGCGCCGGCTCCATCCCGAGCTCTTTTGCCAACGGCTGGTGGAAGTTGTTTTCGATGTAGCCATAGAGCGAGGTGGGATCGACGGCTTCCATAGCCGCACCGCCCTTGGTCTTCATGCCCATCGCCCGCAGATCGCGGACATCGACCGTCGGCACTGACCAGTTGCCTACGAGGTTTTGCGCCATTGACGTCGGCTTCGGGTTGGTCAGGGGATACTGGTTGCCGATCGTGACGCGATCCGGCTGCAGCAGATTTTCGATATTCTGAATGTGCATCGGGAAATTCTTGTAACCCGGCGGCGCCGACGACGTCGGCACCCAGTTGAACTGGGTTGTGCTGCCCTCTCGATACTTCTTGACCAGCTCCGGCAGCGGCTTGCCTTCCGCCAGCAAATTCTCGAAATAGGAGCCCTGCTTGATATTCTGCGGGAAGTCGGTCCGCGGGGATGTCGCCGACCACATATTCATATTTGAGCGCCACTTGGCGTCGCCTGCCTGCTCGCCAAACTCGCCGATATAGCGCTCGCGAAGAGGGAAGGTATTCCACCACCCGAGCGTGTTCTGGTCGCCGCCAACCTCGCGCCCCGTCTTCAAGACCGCCTTGTACTGCTCCCTCATCGCAGGGTCTTCAATCTGCGACTTGGCCCAGTCGGGCACGCCTTTGGCCGGCGGCGGCATCCGCTCGACCGGCTCCTGCGGCACGTCGGGCCGCTCGGTAAGACGCGAGTAATCGAACAGCGGCGTTTCGGTGCCCTTGCCGATATTCGGCGCCGGCAGATCGGAGCGCGCCGCAGACGGCGCCTTGGGCGTCTTAGTCCCGAGACCGCCGCCGCTGACGCCCATCGCGACATTGGTTGCGGCATCGATCTGGCTCGGGTCTTTTGCCATCGCGACCGCGTTCTCGCGCGGGCTCAGCTCCGGGTTCCACCCATAGGCGCCCATCAGGCTGGCGAGCCCCTGCTGCAGGTAGTCTCCGGACGCGACATCGCGCCCGTAGCCCCCGACCACCGGCTCCATCGCCTGCGACGAGGCGGCAGCGCCGGCAGCTTCCGGGTCGTCGCCCAGGATCGAGCGCAGCCAGGAGGGTAGGATTGCCATCGGCTACTGCTCCCCGCCTTGCATGATCCCGGCGTAAGGGCTCGAGGCTGCCGCAGTGCCGGCCCCGAGCGTGCCCAGGAGGCCGTACTTGCGCAGGATCTCGATCAGATGGTCGTTGCCGGGGAAGGTCACGAAATTGCTGGTCGTATTTTCGCTTTCCCATTTCGCCAAATCCACTTTGGCTTGATCTCGCATCGCTTGCGACACGCTGGGATCGTTCATTATTTTACGATTGATCGAAATTTGGCCCGGCACGACACGCGAGCTCTGGTCGAGGTAGCGGATGCCGGGGATGTCTGCCGCGCGGAGGGCCTCGGACGCCTGCCTACTGTAAGGCCGTCCCGTAAGGTCGAAGGAAAGCCCGCTGTAGAGCGTGTTGCCCGTAACCGGCCCGATGTCGACGCCATACGACGTCCGCGTCGGCTCTTGATACGGCAATGACGAAAGCATCCCTCTTACCGCTTTGCGGCGAGATCCGGACAGCCTGTCGAGGATCTCCGGCTGGGCGTTCAGCGGCTTGTCCCAATCGAGAAACCGCTGCGGGTCGGCGTTGATGTTGACTTCGTACATGCTGCCGGCCGGCGTTAGCTTCGCTCCCTTGTCCTGCCATTCTCCAAGCACACGGATGGCGTTCTCCATGTCTTTCCTGGCCGTGCCGGTTGGAGTATCTGGTACAGCTTCATATCCACTGCGCAATGTTTTCAACGCACTCGCATAGGGCGCGGATGATTGCATATCGGCCGCATTTTCCAGATGCGCGAGAGCTATATATTCCGGGGAGCCCCGCGCCGGGACGAGCTTCTGGTCGCCGATCTGAATTGCCGTCTGGCTGAGACCATCCCGATAGCTCCGCGCCACCGGCTCGTGCTCCGCAAAATAAAGACCCGTTCCATACGCTTGGCCTCCCTCGCCGGAGCCGATCTTGCTGCTATCAAAGCGGTCGAAGCTGTGCGGGCTGCCGTGATAGGCCCGGATCGCGCCAGGCCCGACGCCCATCGCGACGTTGGTCGCCGTGTCGAGCTGGCTCGGGTCTTTTGCCATCGCAACCGCGTTCTCGCGCGGGCTCATCTCCGGATCCCACCCGTAGGAGCCCATCAGGCTGGCGAGCCCCTTCTGCAGGTAGTCTCCGGACGCGACATCGCGCCCGTAGCCCTCGATCGCCGGCTCCATTGCGCTCGACGCCTGCGCTGCGCCCTCACCCTCCGGATCGTCGCCCATCAGCGACGCGAGCCAGGAGCGCAGATCGGCCACCGGCTACAGCTCCATCTGCGGTGCCGGTTGCGCCTGCGCCCGGGCCGCGGTTGCCGCAATGTCCGCGTTGGCCTTGGCGACGTCGATCTCGCGCTTGACCTGGGCATCTCGCATGTCGTCCGCGGCCTCGTGCTGAGCCCGCATGCTCTCGATGTCGGCCTGCGCCTGCGCCCGGGTCATCTCGAGCCGCATCTCGTGCTCGGCGCGGCGCTGGTTGAGCTCCATCTCGAGCTGCGCCTTCTGGCGCTGGGCGTCCAGCTCGGCCTGCAGCTTGGCCTGACCCATCTGGGCCTCGAGCTGGGCCTTCTGCTGCATCGTGTGCGCGTCGAGCTGCGCCTTCTGCATCTGGATCTGGCCGTCGATCTGCGCCTTCTGCTGCTGCACTTGGATCTGCGCCTGCGCCAGGGCCATCGTCGGGTCGGGCTTGTCGGGCGGCGGCGGGTGCGACGGCGGCGCGGATGGGTCGGCGTAGTACGGATCCACCGTCCCGAGCCCGGTGTACTCGACCAATTTTTTCAGCTTCGCGTGCAAGTGCTCGGCATAGAGAAGCGGCCCGTTGAGGCCCTGCTGAAATGTTATGATTTTCTCGTCGAGGGCCAGCATCGCCAGGATGTTCTTGCCGAGCCGCTCCTGGCTCCCGGTGCCGAGCCCGACGGTCACCGTCATCAGCATCCCGGTATCCCACTCGCGCGGGTTTATCTCGACATACTGCCCGCCGATCTTCTCCATCGTCGGCTTCTTGCGATGCATGCTTTCGAGCTTGAGGATTAACCTCATCGCGCGCTTGTATCCGGTCTCGGCGAAATTCCTGGCGATAAACCGGATGCGCTCTTTTGTGCTGTCGTCGACCAGCATCGCGCCGGTCGCCGTGTCGGTGTACGCGTTGTTCAATACATCGGCGCCGGGGCCTTGTGCGAAGCGGCGCAGCCCGGTGCGTACCTCGCGCACCGAGTCCATCATCGCGATCATCGTGTAGGCGTCGGCCGCCACCGGCAATGTCGGGATCGCCTGCATCGCGTCGGCCGGGTTGCCGGTGATCCGCACGATGCCGCCCGGCCGCCGGGTCACGAGGTCGTCGATCGTGACCCTGGCCGGGTCGACGGCCAACTGCGGCGCGTTGGCGTTGTAGACCGTGTCCAAGGCGCCGCGGACCAAAACGCTCTTGATCTCCTGAATGTCGGAGACCTTCTCGGTCAACGACCCGCCCCAGAAAGCGTGCGGCTCCGGGTACGGCGTCAGCGAGCAGAACGGGTTGTCGTCGACCTCCTCGTTCTGCAAAATCAAGTCCGCGCCGTCGCTCTCGCCGGCCGACACGACGGCACGCATCTCGGCATAGCCGTCGCCGTCGTAATCACACCGGATAAAAGCCTCGACGACCCACACGCGCCGGCGGGTCTCGTCAAATTCCTCGCCGTCCTCGTCGCCCTGGTCCTGATCGGCGTAGCGGTCGATCCGCGCGATGTCGCCGGTGGCGTGGCCTCCGGGCAGCGCCATGATCTCGTCCGCGAAATCCGGAAAGCGTTGCGCCAGCTCGCCGACCGGCTGCAGGTAGCGGTGCGCGGTGAACCCGTTGCCCTCGAGCTTGGAGCTGCGCGCCGAGATCAGGAACTCGTCAAGCGGCACCGCGGCGATGCGGATGCGGCCCTCCATGTTGGTCCGCCGCACGACCATGTCGTGGACCTGCGGCCCCCCATTTGGCGCCAAGGGGGGCGCCATTTGGGGCGGCATGGCCTGCGGGCCCGGCCCCAGCGGTCCCGGCGGCATCATCCCTGGCGGCATGGCCGGGCCTGGAGCCGCACCATCCGGGGGAGGAACAGGTGGCGGCCCCGCGCTCGGTTGGGGACCGGGCGGCCCAGCCATGCCTGGCGGCGGGCCTTGCGGCCCAGGAGGCGGCCCCATTGGCATCGAGCCCGGGGGCATCGAGCCCGGGGGCATCGAGCCCGGGGGCATCGAGCCCGGGGGCATCGAGCCCGGGGGCATCATGCCTTGCGGGGGCATTCGAGGGGGCGGAGGTGCGCCGGGAGGCCCGGCACCGTTTAAACGCGGTCCCGGCATACCCGGGGGCATGCCCGGCGGCGGCACCATCATCCCGTCCGGCGGTCCCTGCGGCACCATGCCGGCGAGCCCGGCCACGATCATTGCGGCCTGCGCCTGCGGATCCGGACGCGATTGGAGATCGACGATCTCGACGTCTTCTTCCTCCGCCAGCATCTGCGCCGACAGGTCGGAGAGGTCGCGATAAACTTCGCGCGTCACCTTTGGTGTATCATCCCACCAGATCTTAATGATGCCGTTCTTGAAGCGCAGCGCGTCGTGCATCCAGGCATAGCTCGTCAGATACCCGTCGTCGCTCTTTCTCCAGCATCGATTAACGTATTCGGTGGCCTGGTCAGCTTGTGCGCAGCGCTTGCTGACCTCATCCGCCGGCATGTTGTAGTAGATATTCGGCTCGAACCTGCAAATCTCGGCCGTGGTCTCGAAGATCTCCATCAGAGCCGGCATGCTCTGGTCGATCGCCTCCGCCACGTCGCGGCTGACGACCTGGCTGCGCCCCTTGACCTCCGAACCCAGCGGGTCGCCGCGGTAATACCGCAGCGCGTTGATGCGGCTCGTTGCCAGCGACGAGCTGTTGTCGCCGCCTGCCGCCGCAATCTGCGCCGACAGCAGCGAGCACAGCGTCATGTCGTCCATCTTGGGCATGGGCGATGGCGCCTCTATAATCTGTGGGACGGACGGAGGAGAGATGCGCGCAGCGCCAAAACCAGTCGTGTTCAGCGAGCCCGAACTGGAGGAGCTGAAACGGCTCCTCCTGCGGGAGCTTGAGCAGCGCGGCTGCGCCGCTGACCCCGCGGCCACAACCGCTCTGTTCAAGCTGGTGGAAGCGGCAAGGGTGAGGGAGTAACCAATGGGCGAAAGCAAACGACGCAACCTTGCGGCTCAGGTCCAAACTCGTTTGGACCGACCACATTGCCCGGTACACCCGAGCATCGCCCAGATCGAGGCGCCGGCCCGCATCCGCCGGCTCCGGCTCGACCACCGCGGCTTCCCGGTGCCCTGGTTCGTGGCATGGGTCGACGGCAAGGCGGATCACCGCATCATCGACACACCCAAGCTCGTGTCGGCCATAAAGCAGCGCCTGTGCTGGACGTGCGGCGAGCCGCTGGGCAAGACCTACGCTTTCCTCATCGGCCCGATGTGCGCCGTCAACCGGGTCATCTCCGAGCCGCCGTCCCATCGCGAATGCGCCGAGTATGCGGTGGCGGCGTGCCCGTTTCTGTCGCGGCCGGAAGCGCACCGCCGCACCGCCGGCATGCCGAACGTCGACCTGGCCTGGGCCGCGGGCAACGGCTTGAAGCGCAATCCCGGCGTTACCTGCCTCTGGATCACCCGCTCCTACAAGCCGTTCCGCGTGCCCGGCAACAGCCACGGCAACGCTGGGATCCTGTTTGAGCTGGGGCCGCCGATCGAAACCGTGTGGTACGCCCTGGGCCGGCGCGCGAGCCATCAGGAGGTCGCCAGCGCGCTCTACTCCGGCCTGCCGGCGCTGATCGAGGTCGCGCACGAGGAAGGCCGCGAGGCCGAGGACGCTCTCGCCGGCATGGTCGCCGCCGCGATGCCGCTGCTGCCGGCGGCGGCATCATGAACAGCACGCCACCGACCCCGCTGCTTGTGCCGGAAGCGAGGGTCGACTGCGGCGCGTGCCGCGCCTGCTGCTATCAGGCCGTCGTGCTCGCCGACGAGGAGGTCGGGTACGAAGTCGAGACGCTCGCGACGGCGCAGGGGCCATTCCGCTTCCTGCAGCGGCGCGACGACGGAGCCTGCGTCTATCTGACGGCGGAGGGCTGCAGCATCCACGCCAACCGGCCCGCGGTCTGCCGTCGCTTTGACTGCGGAGGCTGGTATCCGACGGTGCCGAGATCTATGCGCAAGTACATCGCGCGGCACGGCACCCAGCAGGACCGGCGGATGCTGCGCGAGGGCCGCAGGAGGGCCACGCGATGATGCGCAAGACAGCCAACATCGACATCCGCGTCGAGCCCGAGCTCATCGAGCGGCTCGACGCTTGGCGAGCCCAGCAGCGCGTGCCGCCGAGCCGGTCGGCAGCCGTCGTCTATATGCTCGAGCATTTCCTCGATAGCGACGCGACCGCGAACGCTTCGAGAAACTGCGCAGGAAAATGGCAGGTGTCCGATGAATAAACCGATCATTTGCGTCGATTTTGATGGCGTTATTCATTCTTACGAGCGCGGTTGGCAAGAGGGCAAAATCTACGGGACCGTAGTTCCTGGGTTTTTTGAGTGGGTCGAGCGCGTCCGCGATCATTTCAAGATCGTAATCTACTCGTCTCGGTCCAAGACCGATGACGGCGTGACAGCTATGGGGCTTTGGCTGCACGAGCAGCGCAATGCTTGGATCAAGGCCGGCGGCGAACGCAATCCGACCGAAGTGCTCGAAATGGAGTTCGCGCACGAGAAGCCACCAGCGTTCCTGACGATCGATGATCGCGCGATCCGATTTGAGGGTGATTGGAGCGCCCCGGAACTTGCCCCTACGGCACTGCGCGACTTCAAACCGTGGATGCAGCGAGCCTGACGGGTAGTCAAATATATAATTCCCATGTATTACGGGCATCGCAAGGAGGCGCCGTGATGGCTGAGACCGTCACGCCCTACACGCTCTGGTGCCACCAGCACGCCGTCACACACGCGCATTGCCCGGACGGGTGTGAGCATCCCCAGCCCTTCGTCGACCCGGCAGGCTTGCTCCTGTGCGGTCGGTGCGCGGCTGTCTACGGCGAGCGCACCGTCATGGTGCCCTGCACGCCGGAGGTCTGCGGTGATGAGTGACGACAGCGCGGGGCGGCGCGCGCGGCCGTCGCGCTGTATTACGGAGCCCGCAATGCCTGACGACGAGGCGGTCCACTTCGTCTGCTCGGAATGCGGTCGCCGGATTATCCAGATATGCGGCCCCGATCCCGCGAGCCGTTTCAACCTGTGCGCCGCCTGCATCACGCTACCGGGCTGGCACACCATCCCCGAGCTCCGCGAGCGGCTCGACCCGGAGGAAGCATGACAGGACAGCGCGTTTGGATCGCCCAGGTAATGTGCCAACACCGGCATACGGTCCTCGCCGGCGCCGCCGTAGCGGCCGACAGGCGCAAGGCAGTCCCCGCGGCCGTCGTCCCGCTGCGCGAGGCGCTCGACCGGCTGGTCGCGGCCGGCACGATAAATCCCTGGTGCGGGATATGCGGGGCGCCGCGCGAGACGTGGAAGGTCGATCTCGGCCGCACGGCATTCCGCACGCTTGAGGAGGCGACGCCAGCGTTGGCCGAGATCCAGCAGCAAAACCTGCTGGCCCAGGCCATCATGGGCGGGCATCCGGGGCCGGGAAAGCTCAATTAACGAGCCCGGCGGGACACTGCCGGGACACTCTGGCGATAAACCCGAGAGTTTCTGCGGGGTGTTTCCGCCTTCGTAGGGCGTTGACGGAGAGAAGGCGCCGCAGGGCAGGGCGGCGCGCACGCCTTTTCGATCCCCGGCTAGCTCAGGGCCTAGCCCCGCAAACGCGATTTAGTAACGCACAAAAAGCGCTGTGGTTGCCATAAATTTGGCTCAAATCAATAGCGATACAGGTTGCCGCCGGGCCGGCGATGCGGTAGGGGCCGGCTATGGTACACTTTCTCGTCTGCGTGGCTTACTTCGTCGCCGCCTGGATCTTCATCTGCCACCACCAAGAGTGGCTGCGCAAGCTGAGCCAGCGCGGCAAATAGCGCCGACCGGCGCCCGCACCTCAACGCCGCATGGCCGCCTCCATCAGTCTGCGGCCAGCTTGCGCTTGCCCGCCTCGACGCGCTGTATTTGCTGCCCCAGCCATTTAATGACCGGGACGGCCATACTGTTACCCAACGCTTTGTACTTATTGCCATCCGCCGCGGGTTTGTTGCGGTAGGTGACGTCCAGCCAGTCGTCAGGAAATCCCTGCAATCTACAACATTCTTTTGGGGTTAGCCTGCGCACCGACATGCCTTGCCGGACGCCTTGCTGGATGTTGCTGCCGTCGTGGGGCGGGTGCGCCTGAAGCGTCGGGTAGACCGGCCGCTCCCACGCATAGCCGTTGGATTGCTCGCTCGCGGTGAAGGCAACCGCCGGCCCGCCTCCGGTGATGTTGGCGATGCCGTCATCGCGGTACTCAAGATCGTGACTGTCGCCCCGCCCGCGAATGGCGAGGGTGAGGACAGCCGGCGTGCGCTCGACGCCCAGCGTCATAAACACGTCTTCGCTGTTCGGCCCGCCTGCGCTGTTCTTCCAATCCACCGCGAGCACATGCGGCACGGCGTTGGGGCAGACCCCGCGCTCCTCGCCCATCCCGCCGGATTGCAGCGACATGGCCACGGCGTCCGTGGTGCCATTGCGGAGGTCTACCGCCACCAGCGGCGCCCCGCGCCCGGTCCCGTCCTGGCTGGCATCGAACCCGTCGGCGCGCAGGGTGTGGGGTACGAGCAGATTTTCATCAATCGGATTGTTGGCGTGGCCGTCGATGAGCAGGGGCGTGGCGATAAGCGTGGCTTCCTTACTTCCCGAGCCAGCCGACATATCGCGCAGGCCGGTCGCGACCTCCGCGTCGTTCCACCAACCTTGGCCGGTGTTGTTGAAGGCGACCGCGTGCGCCGCCCCGCTGTCGAGCGTCGGGGCAATCCCCTCGCTGACGTTGAAGCCGGGATCGCGCAGCCTGACCCGTCCCTCGGCGTCAGGCGACGGCGTCCTGGCCTCGCCGGAGCGGGCAGCGTCGGAGCGGATACCGTAGGCGACGGCGTGCTGCTTGCCAGCGGAGCCGGCGACCTGATGGTCAAACGTGATCAGGCTGTCGGCGGTGTCGGCGTCGTTGCGGTATCCGCTGCCGCCTGCAGGGCGGCTTGCAGTTGGCCGGGCAATTCTTTGCCCCGCTTCGCGGCGCGGCGCAGGATCCCCGAGCACGCTTTCGCCGACAGGAAATAACGCGGATGCACAATCCCAGTTTCCAGCACCTCGTGAAGCGACGACAAACACACGTCGTCTCCGCTGGGGGACGCCGAAAAATTGCGCGTCGAGGATGCGCCAGGCCGCCGTCCTTTTTGGCCCAGCAGCCACACCCGCGTTTGACCAGCGCTGTCCCGCATCCGGAACGAGGGGTCCGTCCGATCCGACCAATCGCCCCAGAAAGTGTCCGAAGCTGTTGTCGGCCATCGAGAGCCAGCCGGGGACGTTTTCGGTGAGGGACCATTCAGGGTCGAGGCGATCGAGGGCCTCAACGTAGGCGAGACTGAGGTTGCCACGCGGGTCCGATAGCCCGCCGCGGTTTCCGGCAACGGAAAATCCCTGGCAGGGTGGCCCTCCAACAACAACGGCAACAGGCTCAACTGCACGCCAATCCACCTTTGTGACGTCGCCCAGATTTGGCGTTTGCGGGTAATGGTGCGCCAGGACGGCGCAGGCGAACGGGTCCACCTCGGCCACCCAGGCACAGCTCCAACCGAGCGGAATCCAGGCCGCGCTCGCCGCCTCTATGCCGCTGAAGAGCGACCCGAAACGCAGCGTCAACGCCCGTACACCGAGCGCCTGACGATCTGGATGGCGTGGTTGCCGAGGGTCACGGTGCGCGTCTCGCCGGCCGCGTCGGCCCACCTGACCTCGCCGGTCGCATCGTCGGCCAGCGTCAGCTTGCCCTTGCCCTCGACAGAGGCGAAGCTGTCCAGCCGCACCGCGCTGTAGTTGCGCGCCGCCTCGCCATCGACGCGCATGGCGGCCTCCTGAGCGTTTAAACGGTAGCGGATTTGCGGTTTTGCGGTTTCGCGGCTAAGCTGCGCGCGGGGTCCGGACGCTAGGCATGGCGCCGGCTCGTAGGAGCGGAAAGCGGCCCCGTCCTGGCTGGCAACCCAGGGCGGGGCTTTTCTTTGCCCGCGCCTCGCGCTAAGCTGGCGCGTGCATTGATCAAGATCAGACTTAGCCCCGCCGGGCGTCAAAACCCGGCGGGGCTTTCTTTATGCCCGCCTGGGCTGCTCATGCACGGCCTTGCGGTACTCCGGATTGTCGGTCAACGGGTCGATCTTCTGCTCGGGCATTCGGTTGCGTGCCCGCTCCTCGCGCGCCTTGGCCTCCTGGGCCTCGACCGCAGCCGCCTCGTTTGGCGACTGTTGCGGCGTGTCGTCGAGGTGGCCGGGATTGCCGTGCGCGCTCGGCTGGTGGATCGGGTTGAGCGGCGATGCGCCGGGCTTGGAGCCGTCTTCGTTGCGGGTCGGCACGATCGGCTTCTGCGCGTCCGCGCCAGGCCCGTCCTGCTTGCCGTTGCCCTGCGCGTTGGCCTGGCGACCCGCCTGGTCGGCTCGGCGCTGGTCCTCCGCGATCCGCTTCTGCTCGTCAGCGTTCTTGTGCTCGGTCGATGTCTGCATGAGGCCCTCCGGTCCAGGGCCAAGCATGCTTGGCCCGAAGCCTCCCCCTGATCCGTAAACACCCGGAGGGCGAAATTAGCGCTTGCCCTTGCTAGTCTGAGGCAAAAGTGAGGGCCTTGACCGCCCACATTTGCGCGGTCTGCGCCTCGGTTATCGCGACCGAGAACAGCCGCGCCCGCTCGCTACGATCGTCGCCGCGCGCCTCGTTGCAAAGGTCGATGATCTCGGCATACAGACGCTTGACGCGATCCACGCCCGGATTGGCCGACGGGTTGAAGCTGAGCCCCACGGCCCTCTCGCCATACGTCATCGGCCCTTGCCCTTGCCTTTGCCCTTGAGCAGGCCGGGATAGGCGCCCGTGGCCGCCTTGCTCGCGGCGCCGGACGGCATCTTGGGCGAGGTCGGCTTGGGCTGCGCCGGCATCTTGGGCGAGGGCGGCGGCTTGCCGAAACGCATCGAGCCTGTCCGCATGGCTGTCTCCTTACAACTGGCCGACATTGAGAGCGCCCGTAAAATCCAAGCCTGCTAACAGCTTGTCGGGGAGCCCTGTCCGGATAGCGGGAAATTATGCCGATTTCATATCGGGCTTGTGCAGGCGAGCCCGCAGCTCGACGACCTCGAGCTCGAGGCGCTTCACGTCGAGCCGGAGCTGGTCGATCGCCGCGGACATCTGCCGGATATGCTCGTGCATGCCCTGGTTGCCGTTGACATTGGCGTACAGCCGCTCAAGCGGCATATCGGCATCAGGCACTAAACGATCCCCCGGTCGTCATACACAATCGGCCGCGTCATGGCCTCGTCGTCCGAGCGCAGGTTGGCGAGAGCCAGGTAGCGCCAGGCGTCGCTGTTGCTAACAAGGATCCCGTTTGCCTGATAGCACGCGTGGTTTACGACGGTAAGGTCGTACACCCACGTTGCGCCCTCTGCGCTGGCGCAGGTTTTCAGCTTTGCAATTCGGGTGGCACCACTTGGCAAGCGTAGGATAAGGCGAAAGAAACGGCTGGCCGCACTGCTGGCAGATGCACTCGTGCCAAACCCTGTGCTCCCAAGCGCGGCGGCCATTCTCTTGGTGCCATTCCAGCCCCTCCGGGCTCGCGTGCCATTCAGCAGCCCGCTGAAGCGCCAGGGCGCTTGGCGGCGGAAGCGGCTTGGCCGCATAGTTCTCACGAGAGTGCAGGCTTCGATGGGCGCGCCGCTCGATGCACTGAAGGTTATCGATGGCGTTGTTAAGAGAATTGCCATCCTTGTGATGGATCTGACAGCCTTCCGGTATAGGCCCGTAGTGGCTTTCCCACATTGCCCGGTGGAGATAGATCGTTGGCCGACTGAGCGGCGCTCTGCGCGGCCCTGTCCGCACATAATAGCCGCCCGAAAGCCAGTATTTGTTGCCCTCAAACACCACGATATGAGCCGGATCGTCCATTCATCGCCCCTAAATACCCCGTCTGAGTATCTTAGGGCAGATGCTTCGATAAAGCCACGATTTGTCAGCACTTTATGCTCTCGTGAACAGCGAATTTGCCGCCCGTCGGCGAGGTCGATCTCCACCAACTCCGCAATCTGCTTTACCGGGCCGGCATGGCTCACGCGAGAATGCCCGCAAGGTGTCCATACGCTATCGCCTGCCAGCACCTCAGCGATCGGCCGCAGCCCCGCATCCGTCAATACGAGCGCATCCGCCGTCAGACACGCGTGGCTCGCCCAGTCGTGTAGAGGCCGATCGTGGAATGCCTTGCGCCGGTCGTCCCACTCGCGCCGGTAGTTGCGCAGGCAGTTGACGCCGCGCTCGGTCGGCGCCTCGTCAAACCAGGCGCGGGCCAGCAGCAGCCTGCCGGCGTTGATGCCGTCAGCAACGCTCGAGGGCGGCAGGATGCGCGTGCGACGCAGCCCGAGGCTGCACAGCGTCTCCTCGCGCGTCCGCCCGGTGCCCAGCTCCTTGGCCGCAGCATCGTGCGGCAGGATGTGCTCGCCCCAGCGGCAGTCCCACTTGTCGAGCTCCTTGGCGTACCACTCCAGGCCGACGCCCGAGTTCTGGATGTAGCCGACGACCCTGATCTGCATCCCGACGACCTGCACCAGCCAGATCGCGGTGTCGTCGCCGATCCCCAGATCCCAGGCCGTATGCACCGGGTAGCCTGGGTCGAGCGGCACCGGGCAGATGCGATGCTCGGCGTCGATCTTCTCGAATTGTGGGCCAAAGTAACCGCCAATGACGCCGGCGTCGAAAGAGCAGAGATACTCCTGAGCGTAGCGGTTTTGCCCGTCCTCAGGGCCATACTCCTTGATCATGTCGGCCCGCTCGGAGGCCAGCTGCTCCGCGGTGAAAACGCTCGTGTCCTGAGCGCTCAGCAGCTCGACAAACCAGTCCGGATCGCGTTTGTGGGCGTCGAAGAAGGTGCTGCCGTGGTTGCGGCCCCTGGGCGTGTAGACGAATAAGGCCCAGCCTTGGTTTTCCAGCAACATCGGCCGGATGAAGGCCCAGGCGCTGGGGTTGGCGAGCGCCCACTCGCTGAAGACCACGCCCGCCGGCGCAGATCCCACTAAACTGTCGTAATTGTCCGACCCGGCGAGCTGGTACACGGACCCGTTGCGGAAACGGATCATCATCTCGTTTTCGAGGGTCGTTTCCCGCAGCGCAAGCGGGAACGCCTCGTCTATCCGGCGCTTGCCGGTGTGGGCGTCGACCGCAGTCCAGATCGCCTTGCGCGCCTGCGCTTGCTCTGGAAGCAAATGCCAGTAATTGGCGACCCTCATATGAGCCGCGACAGCTATGTGATGAAGAGCAACGGCATCTTTCCCCGAGCGCCTATGCCAAACAGCGATGGCACGCTTGCCGCCGCCCTCCAGATAGCGCCACAAGGGCTTCTGGTAGCTCCTGGGACGCCACTGGTGCGGTAAGACCAGCTCCATCGACCGTCAGCCTCCCCGGCTCAGTGCAGCGTGTCCTGGGCCGGCAGCCCGGTCAGCGTCGCCCAGGAGGGAGCGGTTTGCCGCCGCCAAGCGGGTCGAGCACCCATCCGTAGGGCTCGACGTACACCCACTGGAAACCGGGAGCGGCCGGCATTTCGGGCGGCAGCTCGATCGGGTGCGTCGGGTAAACAGGCAGAAAAATGGGATGCTCGGGATGGACGCCGTCGATCGCGCCGGGCGGCACGATGACGATCGGATGCTCGGGTCGAGGCTGATCGGTCGGCGGCGAGATGTCCGGATAGGGCGGCGCAACCCCGCCCCAGGTGCCGAGCGGCGACACCACTCCGGTTACGACGCAGGGCTGCGGCGGCCCCCCGTCGATGCTGATCGTCCCAGTGACCATTACGGCTGTCGGTGTTGGCATCGTGATCCTCCTTATTATAGGGGCAATGAGCGTCGCTCTGGGGCAGGGCCTAGCGCGACCGAGACACGCTGTCGGCCGGATGGCGGAAAGCCTGGGCTTTGCGCTGTCGCAGAACGTCGGATCAGCCCTTTTGCTACGACTGTCGCGCTACGTCTTTGCGCTGATGCAACAGGTAACGGCGCCGCACGGCCCTGGGGCTTGTGCTCGGCGGCCGTCCCATCGGCGGCTCGCAGATCGTCCGCACCGTGGCCGCCATCGTGTCAACCGACATTTGGGGATGTCGCCTGATGTCGGCGGCCAGGCCGTCGAGCTGCAGCCTCTGCTTGGAGCTCAGCTTACTCATCGGGCGCGTCACCGAGCCCCTGCACTATCTTAATAGTGAGCGAGCCGGTGCTGTCGACGCCGAGCCTGTCGCCGTACTTGCGCGGCAATAGCTTCGACGCCGCCCACTTGCGCGTGTCGATCGCCAACCTGGCGGCATGCACGGCCGGCGACGACTCGCGTTCGCCGGCGACGCTGTCAGCGATGCTGATCATCTCGTCGACGTAGCGCTCGGTTTGTTGCTCGCGCGCGCGGACGTAGAGCGGCAGGAAATTTCCTTCTTCCCGAGCCAGCCAAAACCGCACGGTGCGCTCCGACGGCATGCTCTCGTCGCGGCAGATAGCGACCAGGCTTTGCCCATCGGCGATGCGCTCGCAGATTTCCGCGGCAATCTCATCGGTATATGAGCTCGGCCGCCCTCTCTGAGCCACGTTAGCGCCCGTAAGTCATTGCGTTGCCTCGCATTTTGCGTCGAGAAAAAAACTTCAGAAAATCTCTTGCTGCGTCACTTGATAGTCGATAATCGACTACCATCTATCATCTCGTAGCAAGGAGAGATGCGATGTTGTTGACCGGACTGATCTACACCCGCCGCGCTGCCCTGACGCTGGCCTCGCAGCTCAACGACGAGGACGACGACTGGACCTACGAGGTGGAGCCGACGCCGGATGGCGAGCAGGCCCGCGTCGCGGTGTACGACGAAGAGGATTTGTTCGTCGGGTATTTGTAGCAACGGGCGGCGGCTGCCGTCCACACAAGGAGAGATGCGATGACCTACGAACAAGCGCTGCGCACTGTCGACCACCTGAAGGAAGCCTTTCGGCGTGTCGCGCCTGACAGCAGGGAATTGACCTCGCTGGTGCAGGTCTGCGAGCACCTCGAGGCTGGCCTGCAGGAGGGGCTGGTGCAGGACGAGCCCAGGTGGATCGACCGATGAGCGACCCGCGCAACCTGACGCTGGAGCGCGTCAACCGCCTGACCCAGGCGATGGCCGACCTGATGGAGAGCCACGCCGCGCAGGGCCGCATGACGACACGGCTGCTGACGGAGATGAACGATCACATGGCGTCGATCGACGTGACGCTGTCCGCGCTGCGCCAGGACATGCGCGATCTGGCGAGCGAGCAGATCCTGCTCGGCAACCGGGTCGAGGAGGGTCTGGCGAGGGCGTTGCGTGCCAACGCTCGCATCGACGAGATGGAGCAGCCCTGAGACGACAACGCCGGCCTGGACATGCATATCCGGGCCGGCGTTGCGTTGATTGAGAGATGCGAAGCTGTCAATCCCGGCCAACATGGTGCATCGAGGCGCCGCTGTCGAGGAGAGATGCAATGGACGAGGCACTGACCGGCCCCGAGCTGCGCGCCGAGCTCGAGCGGCTCGGCATATCGCGCGCCGAGTTTGCCCGGATCTGCGGCGTGCAGTGGAAGGCGGTGAATTTTTGGGGCATGGATGCGGATGATCCAAAAGCCCTGCCGGTACCGCAATACGCCGTCACGATCGTGCGGCTGCTGCGCGAAAACCTGAGGCTCAAGCTGCGCGTGGCGGCGCTGGAGCACAAAGCCGATATGCTCGATGAGCTTGAAGAGCGGCTGCGCGGCCGGATCAGAGCGCCTGCAGAGGTGTAGCCACCGGCAGCTCTGCTACCCTGACACAAACCTTGTGTTTGTCGATTTGGCCTTGTCAAGCACAATCTGTTGTGGCGAAGAAAATACCTGGGCGGAAAAATTTCGCCCAGCTATGCCAGCTTGAACACCCGCTCGAGGATCGCCAGGGCGCCGACGATGGCGCCTTTGACGACGGCCGGGTTGAGCGGCCTGTCCTGCCAGCCCTCCCGCACGCCGAATTGCGCCATCGAGCAGCCCAGCCCGAGGACGTACCACAGCGCCAGCCCGGCTGCCGACTTGCCGCCCCCGACGGCATCGAGCGCGGCGTTGATCTGGCGCCTGGCCCATTCGCTCTGGGCCGAGAGGGCATCGTACACGCCGGCTCCGTGCGCCAGCACCCGGCCCGGGTCCGCGGCCTTCAGCACGTCCAGCGCAGCCAGGCGAAAGATCCGCTGAAATTCCAGGCCCGCCGCGTGCTCGCCGCGGGTTATGTGCCCGGCCTCCTCCCACTCTGCCAAGAGCTCCTGCACTCGCCACGGCCGCCCGATATCGCCGTGCGCGTCCTGCGTCTGGCCTTCGTCTCGCGTCGCCCGGCCCTGGCGGCGCAGCTCCCGTGTCGGCCCCTCCCGCTCGGTATCGGCGCGCTCGCGCTCGATGATCGCCGTCAGGGTCGGTGCCCTTGGTCGCCGGTACTGCGGCTTGCGGTGTTTCAGGAAGATCCCCCTCGACGCTAGGGCCGTTCTCGTGACCGTACAGTGCGGTCTAGCTCGACCCGCCTCATACCACCAGAAAACTGCTAGAGGCTATCCACGCGCTCTCCAGCGCCGACAGAGGGCATGTCTGCGGGTAGTGGTGCCGTCTCCTCCCGTCGCCGAGCGATGGCGGCATCGTACAGCGCCAAGACATCCCGCTTCCGCGTGCGCCGGGCGTCGTTGAGCTCCATGACGGAAGGTGCCCTGCCTCGACCCAGCAGCGAGCTGATCCAGGGCAGCGCGTCGGCGAGCAGGCATGCAGCCGCAATCTCGGTGGAGCTGCGCGCATACTCGTCGTCGTCCGATCCCGGCGAGTAGATCGCTCCCAAGGCGCAGACCGCTCCCCCCTTGCGGTAGTCGCCCTTGCACCACCCGTGCGGCCTGGCGATCTTGCCGCGGCCCTCGAGCAACAATTCGAGCACGTCATCGTGCATGGTGGCCTCCTCAGTTGACGCTCGTGGTTGTGCCTGCGCCCTCGAGCAGCTCCGCGATCCAATCGCGCCAGGCCCTGATCAGCCAAGGCAGCGCGTCCGCCACCACGTCCTCGTCGTCGGCGTCGAGCTCGCACCCCTGGGGATCTGGGACGCCGCCGCACAGCAGGATCGCGCTGGTCATCGCGAGAGCCATCATCGCCGTCGCGTTCTGCTTGCCTTCGATCAGCCTGATCATCTCGCTGGCAATACGCCGCGCCTCCCGCAGGTCGGCCGTGCGCCCGATGGTGCGCGCCATCGCAATGGCCTCGTCGAGGCTGGGATCGCTCATTCCGCCGCCCCCGCCCTGACGATCCGCGCCATGTCGGTCGCGATGGACGCGATGCCGGCCAGCACGGTCGCGGTATCCTCGTCCTCGTCGCGACCGCGCTTGCTCCCCGCAACGGCCAGCGCCACCGTGATCATCGCCACGGCAAGCGCGGCGTTGGCGAGCCGCTCGCCCGTCAGGACCAGGCACATCTGCTTCGCCAGCATTTCCGCCTTGGCGTCATCGCCCGCGCCGCGGATGGCATCGAGAAACTCGTCGAGATCGTCCGACATCGGCTACTCCGCCGCCGACACGAAGCGCCAGTAGCGCTCGGCCGCGCTGATCGCGTCGCCATCGGGATGGGGCTGGTGCTCCAGCGCGAGGCGCAGGCATTCGAGGCGAAGCTGCGGGGCCGGGTCCGGCGGTTTGGCCGCTGCGGGATATGACCAGCTTCCGCCGAGCACGAGCTTCTCGATCTCCGCGACGGTGACCCTGCCGCAGTTTTCCAGCGCTAGCAGCCCCCACGATCCGAGCGCCCGGATCTCCTCCGCGGTTTTCAGCCCGGCGCGTGCCAGTACCCAGCAGGCCCTGCCGCTGAGCCCGTGGCGCCGCCAGTACGTTTCCAGATCATTCCAGCCGCGGACCATGTCCTCAGGGGACGGGTGGGGCGCCACGGGAGCCGTCGCCTTGAGGTACTCCATCGGCTACTCCGCCGCCCGTCGCCCGGTCGGGCGAAGCTGTGCGATCACGCTTTCGGCACGCAGCAGCTCTCGCTCCTTGGCTTTGGCGATCTGGCGCAGTTGCTCGTCGGCGAACAGGGACAGGCTGTCGGCGATGCTCTCCAGCGCCTTGGCGATGCGCTTGGCGGTGTCCTCGGTCATACGGTCTCCCCGCAAGGTTGTCCTGCTGCGGCCGTAGCCCGATAGCCCGATAGCCCCCCTAAGATCGGGGGATAAAACGGGCTGCCCGATAGCCCATTTATCCCCCTTAGGGGGGATAGGGTTATCGGGCAGGAACGGGTTACCCGATAGCTGCCCGATAGATTTGATGCTATCGGGCAGCTCATGACGGCCGTTTTCCCTGGTTGACGCGCAACCCCATCTGCTTCTCTCCGCGCAAGGGATTGACGTACTCTTCGGCGTAAAGGACGCCGTTTTCGATCCACGTCCGGACGATCTCGCGGCACTGCTTTTCGGTCTTATCGGGGCTGTACTTCTGCACGATAGTCCAAGCGGCATTTTCCTTGGCCCGGCCGCCGGCCGAATAGCGTCTGCCGTCCTCCATTCCGGCCTCGATGTCGTCGAGGGCTCGGTTGAGGTCACTGTTGCGCAGCCCGTCCCAGGTTTTGGGCGGCGTCCACGGCACGGCGGCGGCAACCTGTTCGCGGTTGGCGAGGGTATAGACGGCCTTCTGAAACCACCTCGCCTCGCTGATCGCGGCGTAGCTTTGCCTGGCATCATCGAGCCTGATGTAGCCCTCGCGGGTTTCGCGGTCGGTATCGATACCGAGGGCCTCGGCGTCCTCCTTGCTCATCGTCGTCAGGGTCAGCGCCACCCGAGTTGCACCGATGGTGGCGGATGCGCCGCGCGATGCGTCGATGTCGCCCGGAGTGACCGAGCCCTTGCGGGTGTGGTGCAGGATTACGACCGCGACGTTGAACTCCTTCGCCAACTCGCGGAATGAACTGACGACGGCGCGCATGGCCGTATTGTCGTTCTCCATCGCCGTGTGCAGTTCAGCGAGAGGGTCGACGATCAGCATGTCGGGCGTGTACTCGCGCAACAGGACGCGCAATACGGCAAGAGCCGGGCTCTCGATGATCGTGCCGGTCTGGCTGTCGACGACAAACAGCGTGCCGATGCGGAGCGGGCCGGTCCTGATCACCTTGCCGCGTATGTCGTCGGGGCAGGCGCCGAACTGGCGCAGCGTGGCCGACAGCCTGCGCCGCTGCTCGTCTCCGTCATCCTCGCAGTTGTAGACGGCAACCTTGCCCGGCTTCCTGGGGCGGAAGTCGCTGTGCGGGCGGCCCAGCGCGACAGAACACGCCCATGCCAACATCAGCGAGGATTTCATGGCCGATGGCGGCCCGGAGAGGATCGTGACGCCGCCGCGCAGAGCAAACCCAGGCGCTACCCAGGCGCGCACCGGGATGTCTTCCTCTTTCCAAGAGCCGTCATCGACCCACAGCGCGGAGGGCGCGCTGCTTTCCGCGGTCTGCCTGATCTCGGCTTGCAGGCGAGAGAATGCATCGGCGAGGTCGCCGGTGGGATTGCCTGCGGCCGCCATGAAGTCATTGCAGCTTTGGATACCCGCGCGCCTTTGAAAGGCGTTCAGGATTATGTCGACGTAGGACGGCAGAAACGCCCCGGCGACGGCGTCGGGGATCAATGTCTTGACGTATTGCGCCGCGCCACCGTGGCCGCTGAGGATTTCCTCCTCGCCAAGCACGTCCTTGATGAGGACGACGTCGACCGGCTTGCCGCCGCGCAGGAGTGTGCCGATCGCATTGAATATGCGGCCATGCACGGGAAACCCGAAATGCTGCGGCTGGAGGCGGGCCGCCGCAATCTCATACAGAGCCGGGTTGATCACGCAGGCTCCAATCACTCCCCTCTCTGCATCGGAGCTCATCGGCATTTGCCGTTCGGCGCTGGGGAATTGGTAGACATTTTCAGGCATGGCTCGACCTTTGGTTGCAGAGCAACCCGCGATCGGGGGCCGTGAGCCAGGCGCACCTTTCCTGTGGCAAGACGACGCTTGCAAAAAGGCGCGAGGTCTGAGAGGATCGCTTTGGAACAAGACGATCTTCCCGGCTCTCGCCGGTATGCATGGCCCGCTTTTCCGAGCGGGCTTTTGCTATTCTGGGGGTACTCTCCAGAACGGAGCCGGGTGCAGCCCCGGCCGCCCCAGAATACGCGTAGACGCGCGGTTGTGGAAAATATTTCACAGCGCGCCCTCCAAAAAACGTACTTACATTCGCGATCATCGGGGCGGCCCCCTGGCCGGGACGTGCTCGCCCTGCTCGATCGCATCGGCAATGTGCCGGTAGTAATCCGGCGCCGTGCTGTTTTGGCTCATCGCCAGAAGCCCGGCTTGCTCGCGCAGCCACGCGACGATGTTGGCGCGCTCGATCGCGGCGATGCTGTCGCGATAGCCGACCTGGCGGTTGCGGCTGTAGTTGTAGCCCTGGCTCATGCCGAGCCCGCGCGTTCGTGTTCCGGCGCCGGCGCCGGACCCGGCATGTCGACTGCCTGACCCGTGATTTCGCTCAGCTCGCGTTTGATCGCGTCCGAGAAAATCTGAATGAAGGCGCCCTTCGCCTCTTGGCTTGCAGTGACGATCGTCATGCGGATCGATCCGAGAAGGACCGCGTTGTCCGGCCCGGTGCCGAAGTACACGTTCCACCACTCACCCTCGACGCGAAACATGACGCGTCCGACTGTTTCTTCTCGTTTCATGGCGGCGCCCTCGCCAGCAGCCAGGCGATCATCATCTCGCGCAGCGGCAGCCAGGCGTCGGCCTTCGCGGCGCGCAGCCAGGCGACGTGCTCGTCGGCGACGAGGACGACCTCGGCGCGGGTCATCGCCGCTCCCGCCAGAGGTGCCGCAGCCCGCCATCGAGCAGCTCGCGCGCCAGGCGGATCGCCTGCAGCGGCTCCAGCGTGGCCGTGGTGAGCGACGGCGGGTCGATCGCATAAACCGCCAGGTACAGATGCGTGCCATCGTCGGTGACGACGGCGCGGTCGCTCGTGGGGCTGCTTGCCGATGCGGTCATTGTCCGCCCTCGCCGCTCAGCGGCAGCGGGTGCCGCCGGTTGGCATCACGATAGGCCCGCACCCGCGCCTGCTCGGCCATCTCGCGACGCCGGATCGCCAGCCACAGGCGCCAGTTCCCGGCGTAGTCCAGCTCCTCCCAATCCTCGGGCAGGTCGTCGTTCATAGCGCTGCCTCCGGCAGCGGTCGCATCTCGCGCGGCGGCAGAAACGCCACCCGCTCGTGCCTGGTGCAGTAGGGCCGGTCGAGGCCGGCGGTGCGCGCGGCACAAAACCCGAAATCGGCCTCACCGGGATCGCCGTGCGGCCAGACGCAATTTCCGCTGGGTGGAAAAACATTGAGTTTCACACCCACGCGCCGCGGCCTCCTGCGGCCGCCCGTCGGCTCGCGCGCCAGCTTCAGCCGGGTGCGATGCACCTGGCCCATCACGGCGTTCCGCGACACGCCCAGCTCGATCGCGATGGCGTTCGCAGTCAGCCCCGCGTCGACCAGCTCGACGAGCCGGTCGCGATTGGCCGCCCACCACGCCTTGCGCTCGGTGAGCCAAGGACCGCGGGCGGGGCCGAAGCGGCCTGCTATGTCGCCCTTCGTCTCAGCCACAAAGCCATCCCTAATAGGGCGCCGCCCATCACCGCGAGAGAGCTCGGCTCGCTCACCGCGACCGCGCTCTTGATCTCGGTCTGACCGCGATTGAGGAGCGTCGCCCCGGCAGTCAATGTCCCGATGGCCTGCTCGGTCATGCTGAAGAGCGCGCCGTCGCTCACCGGCCCCGACCCGTTGTGGCTGAAGCTGTCGGCCAGCAGCACCGCAGTCGAGGTGAAGGTGTCGATCAGGCTGCCCGGCGTGTCGCCGGCCGCGCCGGCCCCCTGCGTGTTGGCCGGATCATTGTACCAGTTGAGCGTGATCGTGCTCCCGATGGCGTTCTGCCACACGCCCGATCCGGCCGTCGCGAATTGTGTTACCGGCCCGATAAAGCCATTGTCGCCGACCGTGACCGTTACCGGGATGCTGGCACCAGTGGTGTTGACAACACTCAGCGAGCTTGTGTTGAGGATGTCGAGCGAGGCGCTTTTGGTACTGGTCTGAATGCTGCCGTTGACCTCGACCCCATTGATGACCTGATCGGCAAGCTGCAACGTGCCGACGGCTGGGTTGATGTCGCACCCGGTGTTGTCGATGCAAAGGCCGGTTGTGCCGCCGAAGTCGTAGGCAAGCTGCAGCACGGCATGAGACGGCCCAGACATGGCAATAAGAGAAGCCAGGGACGCCGCGGCAACTACAAGTGTACGCATATCTATCTCCTTTGCTAGTACAAACCACCCAAGCTGCATTCGACGTCGGCCCAGTCGTAGGCGACGAGGTAGCCGACGCCGGCCGCGTCGCAGCGCTGTTTAAACGCCTTCTGCTCCGGCGACAGGCGGCCCTTGGGCTTGCGGCCAAACAGGTCGTTCGAGGCCGGGCGCTTCAGCTCGACGCACAGCGCGCCCTTGGCGCCGAGCAGCACGAGGTCCGGCGCACCCGGCGTCAGCATGCCGTCCGACTTCATGCGGGCGACGATGCGGGCAACCAGCGTCCGCTCCTGCTCGTCGCGCGATGGGATCCACAGGCCGTTGACGCTCGATATCGCCACCACCGGGTAGCGGTTGAGGCGATAGAGGATATCGGTCTGCAGGCTGCGCTCGAGCTGCGTGGTCATGCGGCTCTCCCGCGCAGCGTGCCGAGCGCGCGAAGCTCGAACGCGTGGTCGACGATTATCCGCGCCAGGTCGTGGTCCGTCACTTCAGGCTCGCCAATCAGGTCCAGCGCCCTCAGCAGCGCTGCCTGTGCCGTGCGTATGCGCTTGGTCTGCAGGGCGCGCTCGAGCTGGGTGCTCATGCACATGGCCTCCACACCGTCAGCCCGGCGGCCTCGGCACGGCGCACCAGATCTTCCGTCCCTTTGCCGCCCGGAAAAGCGACGACGCCGTCCGCCTTGCCCTCGTCGATCATCTCCTGATTGCGGATCGGTCCCGCACGCCTGCCGTGCTCGTCCCACTGCGCCGGGTACGACCCGCACGGGACGCCGCGCTCGTCAGCCCATTGCCAGGCGAGGTAGTCGGCACCGTCCGCGACGCCCTGGATCAGGAAGTCGATGCCGCGCTTGGCGTGCAGCCGATCGAGCGCCGTGTACACGGCGGCACGGTCGCGGTAGTTGCGCCCGCCGCAGACGATCACCCGCATCGGTCGGGCTCCCGCGCCGTGAGGCGAGCCTCGACCCCAACGCCGCCAGAAACCGCATCCACAAAATCGGCGGCAACACGCATCGCGCGATCGAGTGAAAATTCGTCGAACACCCGATCGACTTCGCTATATCCAATATCACTATCGGGATAGTTGAGTGTAGCCGTTGCCATTGCCGCGAATTTGGACGCATAAAACATTAGTCTTACACACGGGCGACCGTCATCTGTACTGTCTTTGAATACAAGAAACTGTCCCATGTCGGCGGTTTCAAATATCTTTGAAAATGATTTGATTTCGCTCATGCGGCCGCCTCCGCAACCTTGGCTTCCCAGTATTTGCAGCTCGAGCTCGAGGCGTAGATGGTGGGCAGCCCGCGCCACCAATTCCGGTCGACGCCACGGTCCATCAGGCTGACGCCCCGCCCGCGGTGCTCGATCCACCTGGCGCACCGGCCGCGTCGTTCGTCACTGGCCGGCAGGAACGCGGCGCAGCTCGCGCATGTCGTGTCCGCCGGGCCTGTCCCCGCGAAGTGGTACATCGCCGGGAACTGGCGCGGGCCGAGGCTCAGCTTGACGATGTACTCCGCCCGGGGAGCGTAGAGGGGCGCGGCGTTCATAACGACGCGCGCGCCGCCAAACGCGGCTCGAGCGCTGCCATCAGATGCTTTGCGATACGCACGCCGATCGGCTCGAACCGGATTTCGAGCTGCGGATCGCTCTCTTCCCGCCCCACCTCGAAGAGGATGACGCCGATGATCATTATCGCCAGGGCCACGATCCTGTCGTCCTTGTGATGCACCAGTTGCGCCAGTTTCGGATTGTCCGGCGACAGGTTCACGCGAGCCGGCCGCCCCGGCTCGAACCAGCCCAGGCCGTTCTCGTCGTTGCGCCCCTCAAACGTGATCAACAGCCTGTCGTTTTGCGGGCGTCGGGTGCGGGCTGGGCCGCCAGGGTCCGACTTGGCGGCATCGACTTCGCCGGAGGGCGAGCGTCGACCCTTTTTGCCGGACGGCTCCTCTTTCCCCTTCTGCTTGTGGGGCCGCGCCGCGGCGATGCTGTCCGGCAGCAACTCGTTGACCAACTCCCCGATCGCCATCACCCGCGTCTCCATCGAGACGTTGCCGCACTTCTGCAGGATGGGCTGCAAGGCCGCCGCGACCGCTTCCTCCAGCTCGTCGCGCTGGCTTTCGTCGGTGATGCCTTCCTTGTAGGCGCTGAGCGCCCACCTGTAGCCGCCGAGCTGGACACGGGCGAACAGGTTGGACAGGCCCGTAAACCCGCCGCACCCAAAGGTGGAGAGCGGCATGACGATGCGGTGCCCGTACCCGATGTTGACCCGGTTCAGCTTCGAGGGCTGCGCCAGGAGCCCGCCGCGCAGCGTGGCGCTGCGACCCTCGCCGAACTGAAAGCTGTGCTCGACCACCTCATTCATCGGCGGATCGGCCAAGACCGGCACCGGGATGCCATTGACCGTGATCGTCCTGCCCTCGGCCAGCGCTGGGTAGAAGCGCTGCGCGAGGTCGTCGATCAGCCGCTCCAGCGTGTACCGCACGAGCGGCCGCAGCCCGGTCAGCGTGATGACCGTCCCGGTTGGCGTCCCGACGACAAAGGGCAGCCTGACCGGCTCCTCGATCGTCCACCCGTCGCGCAGCACCTCGCGCCAATCCACCTGCGCCGTGAAGCAGCCATCGGCGGATATCGAGCGGACGGTCATTTCGTTGGCGACATTGACCGCCTGCGCCGTGATGCCGACGCCGAACCGGCCCAGCTTGGTGCTGGTGAGCTGCGCGTGATCGCCCAGCGTGAACAGTGCCGGGAAATTCTTCAGCGCAACGCCGATCCCGTCATCGACAAAGCCGATCGCGTCGCGCGATATCGTGATCGAGACGCTGCGCGCCCCGGCATCGAACGAATTGTCGACAGCCTCGCTGCACAGCCTGACGACGTCGCCCCGCTCGGCGCGGATCGAAAACAGAAAGCGCGGCTTGGGACCGATGTTCATGCGGCCTGCCTCCGCCCTTCCTCGAGGTCGTCGATCTGCAGGCGCACCAGGGCGAGGTACTCGTTCTGCTCCTCGGTGCTGAGCTGGCGCATCACCGCCACGATCTGCCGCCGGGTTTCGATCGTGCGCCGCTCGACCAGGGCGCGGCCTGTGAGGATCGGCGGCGGCACCGTCTCCTCCTTGGGCGGCTTGAGCTGCGCGATGTCCTTGCGCTCCATGCCGGCGTGGATGATCCCGCTGTCGATGCCCTGCTGGAACTCCTCGTCGGTCAGGCGGGTGAGGGCGTAGAGGGTCACCCATGCGGCCGGGAGTTTCTCATGGGAAACTTCCAAGAGCCGCGGGTCGGCCGCGATCTTCATCAGCTTGCTGACGGTGCCCCTGCTGAACCCCAGCAGGTTCTTGTCCTGCACCATCCGCCAGAACTCTTTCGTGCCTAGCTCCTCGCGGGCGTTGTTCAGCTCGAGCCCGACGGCGATGATGCCGGCCACGTTGTCCTGCCACTTCCCGCGGATCCGCTCGGCCCACTCTTCCGGCGTGCGCGCGTTGAGGATGCGCGGCGCCGTCATCGCACGCCCCCGAAGTCGAGCACGTCGAAGTCGGCCGCCTTACCGATGCGCCCCAGCGCCTCGAGCTCCTGCTGTGCGGCAGCCACAGGGCGAAGCGAGCTTCGCCCGATCTGGTCCTTGAGGCGCAGCCGGGCGATCATATCGTCCCGCCCTGGTGCCATTGGCGCTTTGCGGCGAGGTAAACTTCATGCGCTTCGTTTGCCGTAGCGAAATTGCCTAGATAAACCTGTCTGCCGCCGACCTTTATTCGGGCAGTGAATGTCCTAGCCTGGCATACTGGACTAACTCCGAGAAAGCCGCTTGCGTTATTTCGTTGCGCGCGTTTTTGGTTTTGCTGATTTTCTATCTTGGTCGCTTCACGAAGGTTAGAGAAACGATTGTTTCTCCGATTGCCGTCTATGTGATCGATATCCATAGACGGCCATTCTCCCCGGACGTAAAGGAAGGCGAGCCTATGCGCCAGGTACAGCTTGCCGTTGATCGCAAGCTGTATGTACCCATCCTTCCGCTTGCCGCCAGCGAGAGTTCCAGCCGCCCTGCCGCCAGCAGAAACCAATCGCCAAAACTCCCCCGTTTCCTCGTTGTATGAGTACAGTCGTTTAAGCTCGTGAGCTAATAGGCCGTTCGCGCGCGGCTCGGTGGACATCGGCCGCCCCTACTCGAATGCGAAGTGCGGCTTCTCCGGCTTCCGGCGCAACAGGCGCCGCTCGGCCTCGTCGAGGCCCCGGCGCAGCGCGGCAATGACCTGCCTCGCCTCCTCCTCGCTATACTCGTAGTTGGCGGCCGACAGGTTGCCGAGACTGGCAAGCCCGGCGAGCACCCGCTGCGTTCGCTTCGCGGCCAGGCGGCGAAACTTGTCGTTGCGGTTTTCCCCAAGAGGCGGCTCCGGCCGTATACGCACGGGATCAGACATTGCGGGCCTCCCCAGCTCAGCGACTCGCGCTATGCGCGCGGCGGTTATTGCGGATAATCCATGATGGCGAAAAAACGCCGCGGCCCTCGACGGAAACTGAGGATGTTGCGTTACTCGACATATCGGCGGCACACTGATGGCGTGGCGCGACAGTCGGTTGGATGCCATGCCCATGAGCCAACGTCATGACGGCGGCTCCGTGCAGGGATACGGCGCCAGCTTCGGAGGTGCATGGGCATGCTCCGGCGGCGACCAGATATCGGGGCGTATATGATCCAGGGGAATCCCAAGGAGCCCGCTGATGCGGAGGGCTGCATAAATCGGGACACGGCGGCGCCGCCAGCCGCAGACCGTGCTGTGGCTGACGCCGACCAGTCTGGCGAGCTTGACAGTACCACCGGCGCGGAAGACGAGATCTTCGACGCTAAGCATGGGTTAAGTGTCGAAGATCTCGACGCCACAGGTCAAGCGGGAAGCGACGCGGCATCGGAAAAAGATCCGCCGCCCTTGCCGGCCGACGCCACGCTTGGCATGCGGCTCAGGTGGCTGCGCCAGTGCCGCGGGCAATACGTCGCCGAGACGGCGGGAGATCTGGGGCTCAGCCGGACGACCGTGTCGACATGGGAGCGCGACGGCTCGGAGCCGAACGTCGAGTGGCTGGTCACTCTGGCGCGGTATTATGGTGTGTCGGTCGATTGGCTGACGTCCGGCGAAGGCGTGCCGGCCCTGCCGCCGCAGACGCCCGACGAGGCCGAGATGCTGTCGCTGTTCCGTCGCGTCAGGCGGCGCAACGCCCGGCAGGAGCTACTCTCGCGGGGCAAGGATCTGGCGCACACGATCGAGGCGCGCGGCGATTGGGTCACCCGTCCCTGGACGATCCTGCAGGCGGGCAGTAAAGGTAAGCGCAGAGAAACTGCCGCAGCCAACAGGTCTTCAGATCCAAACGGAGACTTATCCGCTCCCGCCGGACCTGCAGCGCCGCTCCGGAAACGCGGTCGGCCTCGCCGCAATTAAATGTATCCTAAATACACAACTGGCGAGAAATAAATTAATTTATCATAAATACGACATAGAAACTTCCGTGTGCCGGCTGCTTGTGTAAAATTACCTCTCGAGGTCCGACGCATGGGTGAGAGTTGCTGTGATGCCGCCAAGCCACGATGCCTTCCGTGCGGAGGCGCTCTTGCTTCAAACCCCCGCTTCGGCAGAAGACCCTCCTCCGGCAGACCTGCACTTTTTGATCTGCCGGAAAGCGTGCAGCCCCGGCGATCTGGCGGATTATGCCCACGAGCTCGATCCGGCCGTGCTGTGGAAAATCGAAGACAATCTCGCCGAGCGTCTGCGCCGGACACCGCAAACCGAGCGGCACGGTGCTACCTACCTCCGCATGCGTGTCCTGAAGCATGTCATCTCGGCCCGCCTCACATTCGAGGTGCTGGGCGTGCCCCAGGACGAGGACGCCGTCCTGTAATTCAAAGCCGCGCCGGCCCGGATCAATACAGTTTTAATAAAATAGATTGCGACGGAGTTATCGTCGTTTTTCTTGATGAAAAGCGTCGATAATGTCAACATGCTCTCCGGCGCCACACCGGCGCCAGGAGAGATGCGATGTCCCAACCCCAAACGAAATTGCCACTGGACAGGATCCTGGCCGGCGGGTCGATCGAAGGTTACGACCTGCTGCCCGCTTTCGGCCACGCCATCTGCAAGGCCGAGGAATGGGTCGGAAACGACTTCACACTCGAATGCACCATGCACGGCTGGGCTGTGCGCTACCGCACCGGCACCAGCTATCGGCACACGCTGCTCGACCACGGCCGCCTGTACTTCCGTTGCCCCGAGGACGCCATCGCCGCGCTCGCCGCGCTGGCCGACACAAACCGCGCCAAGGCCGCCGCCGAGGAGCTCGCGCTATGAGGCGGCCTTGGACAGAGGCAGACGACGACGTGCTCGAGGAGCTGCTCACCGAGCACGATTACCTGTCCTGCAAGCTCGGCAAGCTCGAGCGGCGGATCCACACGCTCAGGGAGCTGCGCGGCAATCCCGAGCTGCGGGAGCTCGACTCCGATTACTGGGCAGGGAGGTAGAGCGCCATGAGCGCCATAACCATCACCAGCACGGAGCAATGGCTCGCCCTGCGCCAGCAGCACATCTGCGGATCTGAAATAGCGCCCATGCTCGGCGAGAGCGAGCGCATGACCCCCTTCGAGCTCTTCTTATTGAAGAGCGGGATGCTCGAGGCGCCTGACTACTCCGACAACGAGTACGTCTTCTGGGGCCAATGCCTGGAGCCCGCAATCGCGCGCGGCGTCGAGCTCAAAACCGGGTGGAAAGTCGAGAAGGCCAATGTCTTCTATTCCGACCTTCCCGATTGCCCGCTTGGCGGCACGCCGGATTACTTCATCGAGGATCCGGAGCGCGGCCTCGGCGTGCTCGAGATCAAAAATGTTGAGAGCTTTATGTGGAAACGCTGGGGCAACGAAATGCCCCTATCGTTCCAGCTCCAGCCGCAGATTTACTGCGGCCTGTCAGGCTGCTCATGGGCGCTGACAGCGGCGCTGATTGGTGGAAACCGCCTCGAGCTCGTCATGCACGAGGCCCGGCCGCGCACGATGGAAATCGTTCGCGAGCGCGTGTCGGCCTTCTGGCAGGCGATCGTCGACAACAAGCCCCCTGCCGCCGACTACACCCGCGACGCCGACGCCATCGCGCGGCTCCACCGCTCGGTCGAGGCCGGCAAGGTGATCGACATGAGCGAGTCAAACCGCCTGCCGGAGCTGTGCGCCGAGTACCAGCGTGCAGCGGCCGCCAAGGGCGTCGAGGACAAGGCCCGCAAGGCCGCCCAGGCCGAGATCCTGACCATCATCGGAGACGCCGAGACCGTCATCTGCGGCGACCTCACGATCAAGGCCGCAGAGGTCAGAGGCGTGCCGGACAGGATCATCAGCCAGGCCGATGTCGGCACAATCATCAAGGGCCGCTCGGGTTATCGCGGGCTTCACGTGAGCAAACGCAAGACAAAGGAACAGGTAGCAGCATGAGCGACGTCGCCGTAATCGAAAACCCGTTCGGCATGACCCGGGCTCAGCCGCAGGCCGGCGCCCTGGTGTCCGTCGAGCAGCAGCGCGCCATCGCCGAGGTCCAGGCGCGGATGATAATCGCCCGCGCAAACCCGCGCGACCCGATGCACTGCATGGACCTGATCCTGCGCGATTGCACCCGCCCCGCCCTGGCCGAGGCCGCCCTCTACCAGTTTGCCAGAGGCGGCTCCTCGATCAGCGGACCCTCGATCCGCCTGATGGAGGCCGTCGCACAGCGCTGGGGTAATATCGCCAGCGGCATCAAGGAGATCAGCCGACACAACGGCTCCAGCGAGTGCGTTGCCTACGCCTGGGATTTGGAGTCGGGCTATTACGATGAGAAGCAGTTTCAGGTCCGGCACTGGCGCGACACGCGCGGCGGCGGCCAGATGCTCAAGGACGAGCGGGATATTTATGAGTTAATCGCGAATATGGGCCAGCGCCGCAAACGCGCATGCCTGCAGGCCGTGATCCCCGGCGAGGTCGTCGAGGCGGCCGCAGCTCAGTGCGAGCAGACCTTGAAGGCCAGCGCGGACACCTCGCCCGAGGCCATGAAGAAGCTGTTCGATGCGTTTAAACAGTTTGGCGTTTCGCGCGAGCAGATCGAGGCCCGCTGCCAATGCCGGGCCGAGGCCATCCGCCCGGCGCAGATCGTCCAGCTCCGCAAAATCTACGCGAGCCTCAAGGACGAGATGAGCTCGCCCGCCGATTGGTTTCAGCCGGCCCCAACGCCGGCCAAGGCCAACGGCGGCGGAAACGGCGGCGCCACTGGGCTCGACCGCTTCGAGCAGATCCACAGCCAAGCCGCGGAGCCCAGGTCGGAGCAGGGCTCCGACCGACCCCATGACCCGGAGACGGGCGAGATCATCGAACAGGCGCCTCCCAACGCGCCTGCCCTCGCCGGCAACCCCCCTGCCGCAGCGCCAGGAACGGCCCGAAGCGCTGCGACGGTGCCGGCGAGGGAACCCAAACCGCGCGCCAGGGACGAAGCCTGGTGGAATGCCGAGCGTGTCACGGTCGCCGGCAAGACCGGCACGGAGTTCCAGGCAGGGATGCACGAGCGCACCCGCGAAGCCCGCAACTGGGCGGAGATCGAGCGCCTCAGAGACGACAACGGCGATCGGATCGATACCCTCGACAAGGCCACGAAGGAGGCCGTGCTGAGCGAGCTTGCAAACCGGGAGAAAGAGCTGCGCGCCAGCGCCTGATATAATCGGCAGCGAGGCAGCGTGTCAGCGCCGCCTCACCGCCTGACCAAGCCAGCGCAGGAGCCGCTAGGATGGCTGACCCCACTGTACCGACCGACGATGCCGCCGAGAAGCGGCGTGCGGCCAAGCGCGAATACGATCGGCTATACTATATAAAAAACCGAGAACGTATTCTTATTGCCAATAAACAATACAGCAAAAACAACCCTGAGAAAAATCGGATACGTAGTAGAAGATACAGAGACAAAAATAAAGACCTGATACGCGCTCGCGTTCGCTCTCACTATCAAGCAAACCGCGAGGATATCCTAAACCAGAAAAAATTAGAAAGGGCAAAAGACCCCGAAAAGTTTCGTGCTCAAACTCGTCGCTACCAAAACGAGAACCGCGAAAAATTCCGCGCGATCGTGCGCGGGTCCATGCGCCGATGGCGTGCCCGTGACGGCAACTATGATAAGGAGCTTGCCGATTTTCGGCGTCGATACGCCGAGAACCCAGAGAAATATCGAGCTTACGTAGACGCGTGGCAGCAGGCAAACCCAGGCCGGAAGCGGGCACACGGGATAAATCGCCTACATAGAATAGAACAACGAACGCCCGCCTGGGTTGATTGGGACGAAATAAACACAGTTTATGCAAAGTGCCCCACTGATATGCACGTCGATCATATCGTGCCGATCGTCGGGCGTACCATCGAGGGATATAAGGTCAGTGGGCTGCATGTGCCCTGGAACCTGCAGTACTTAACGCCTGACGAAAACATGAAGAAGCACAACCGAATGCGAGCAGAAGACCACGCCCTTGCCGGCGAACCTGTTTTTGCCGTTCGGCGGCAGCTAAGTCTCTTTGATGATTGACAAAAAGTGCGATTGTCGCACGTGAAAACCTACGGTTGATTTCCGTAGATCCCAGACACTAAAAAGCGCCCCCGCCGGCCAGGCAGGGGCGCTCTCTTTTGGGACGCTATTTCGCGGGCGGCGCTGGGAGCCTCGCTCCTACGGCACTGCCGATCGCGCTGCCGGCGATCCCGGCCAGGGCCGCGATGGCGGCCGTCCGGTCAATCTGCGATGCCATGCCGAGCACGCCTATGAGGGGCACCGACAGCAGCAACACGATAAGCCGGGCGATCGTTTGGCCCACCAGGGCGGCCTGCAGGGCGCGCGAGGCCAGCTCGGGATCGCGCCTGCCTGCCAGCGCCACCATGCCAGCCACGAGCAGAAACAGGGTCACGAGGACAAACGACGCCGGCCAGGCGAATGCGGCCAGCGTGCCCTCGCTCAGTGTCGGCGGCTCCGGGCGGGGCTCGGTTGCGGCTCGTCTTTGCCGCCTTCCAGCGCCGTGACCTTGGCCGACAGCACTTCCACCTTTGCTATAAGCTCCTGCACGCCGGCCCACAGGACGGCAGTTAATTCATGGTAGGCGAGAGCCTGCTGTCCCGGTTTCTCGCCGGCAATCCAGCCGCCGAAATCCTTCCCCATCACGTTCTGAACTTGCGGCGCAAGAAATCCCCAATGTGTCTTTTCGGTTTCTGTGCCTGCTTTCCACTTGTAGGTTTTTGGCGACAGGGCCGCCACTGCCGCAAGAGCATTTGCGGGAGCGTCCTTGATGTCGGTTTTCAGCGCCGGGTCGGATGCGTTAACGAAAGCGTAGCTCGAAACTTGATTAAAACTCCGCCCAAGCCCGCCCAATCCATAAGTGTTATCTGTGGAAGGGAACGCAGACTGATAAATATAAAAGCCGCCGTTAGCTTTGAGGTGCATCTGTCCCGCAACGCCGCCGGGAACGGCGTTTCCGTATACAACGATATTCGGTCCAATCGCAGCGTCGTTGAACCCGAACGTGCCGCCATCCGTTGTTATGTCGGTGCCGATATAGTAATTCGGCGAATATGCAGTAACCGCCATAAGAAACCGCGACGGATCGACTTGCATCAACGTATTGCCGCTGCGGTCAACGAACAGGTGGGTATTTTGTTGATAGACGTTAGAAGACAATCCGGGACTGCCGCCGAGATAGAACGTAGGAACGCCACTATTGTCGTAAACCTTGTTATATCCGGCGTTTAGTGCATCGTTGACCGCGTGGACAACACCATTCAGCCGCAGTGCATTGCTGCCTGCGATGAGCAAATTGCCGTTAATCGTAAGATCACCGCCGAGCGAACCGCCCGAGAGGGGAAGGTAAGACCCCACGGCTGCTTGTACGAACTGGCACGTTGCAAGCTGCGTCGTGTTGGTCAGTGGCCCCGCAGTGGGAGCGGCAGGAAGCCCGGTGAACGTAGGCGAGGCGAGCGGAGCCGCCCCGAGGCCCGCCAGCAGCGCGGCGTTGTTGGCGGCAGAGATGCCCGTTCCGCCGTTGGAGAGCGCAACCGGCGTCGTCAGGCTAAGCGTCACGTCGCCCGTCGGCCCGCCGCCGGTCAGCCCGGCGCCCGCCGTGACCGAGGTGATGTCGCCGCCACCACCCACCAAGGCCAGCAGGTTGGCAACGCTGTACCGCTTGGTATCATATCCGGTCGGCGACGTCGCGTTGGCGACGGCCATCTCGATCAGCGACGTGCCGGCGATCGGCAACGTCCCTGCCGCCATGTCGGATATTCGTATTCGCGCCATCAGATCCGGCTCCTATAGCGTTAGCTTAAATCCGAAGCGTCTCTGCTTGACCCGCCCGCGCCCGCTTTCCATGATCGCCCTGTTGGGTACCGCCAGGAGGGCGGGAACGAGGCGAAAGCCTGAAAGCGAGTGGAGACTGTGTGAGACCTGCGGGATTGAGGTTTCTGCTACGACGCAGAGTAAAATCCCGATAGGGAGCAATCCCGTGGGCAGTAGTCGTTGAAGCTACGAATGGTGTTGAGCCGCAAGGCGAAGTGCTAACTCCGAGTCCGAAATCCGGATGCTCGCCACACCTCGGTGGCTCCCTATGCTACGACGCGCAGCGGCACGCGCCGCGCTGCCGGATGCACAATCGCTGGGTGGAGAGTGCCCCAGCCGACCAAGATCGTCTCAATAGCTTGAAACGCGTCGTAGACTTTCAGCTCGTGCCGGTAATTGCCGGCCAAAGCCCTGGTGTCGTCAGGGTCGAGGTGGATCACGATCTGGCCGCCGACGACGTCCAGCATCTCGATCTGGGTCGGGTCGTCGCTGGTCTTGACGACCGTCGCCGAGACGGCGTTGACGTCGCCCAGGGTCCAGATCAACGTCGCGTCAGTCAGATCGAGGGGCAGCCCGTCATAGCCCAGCACGGCAATGAACAGGTCGATGTCGTCGCCCGCCCAGCCCTGGAAGTCTTGCCCCGTCTCTGCCATCAGGCTGCCCTCGTTTTCCGGAAATCCGATCGTGCGATGAGCTGCGGCCGCGCCCGGCTGGCGGTGAGGTAGTGCCGCTCGCCGACATGCGTGCGCAGGGTCGCGGTCAGGACGGCGACGGTGGCGCCGCCGATCAGCTGGTGCTGCAGGATGCGGTCGTCGGGCTCGCCAATGGCATCAAGCCCGGGCCTCCACCATTGCTCGGTAACCCGCGGCAGATAGTCCTGTGTCGGATCCGGGTGAGGCGTCGAGGGCGAGCGCTCCGTGACGCGGACGTACAGCCCTTCGACATAGGCGTGGACCTCGAGCCGCCCGGTAAACGCCGCGACGGTCGCCGGCGCCAAGGTTGCATTGACCGTGGCCGTCGTCTCGATCGGCAGCGTCTGCTCGATGTACCGGGGCGCGCTCGTCTCGGTCGCGCGCTCCTGGTTGTCCTCCGTGTACCGCTCGCTGTACGCATCATCGTCGAGGGAGCCGCGCGCCACCAGCGCGGCCGGCGCAAGCGTCTGCGAGAGGCTGCTCCTGATCGGCACACGGGCCGATGAGGTGAGCGTTGCGGGAGCCAGGGTCCGCGAGAGGCTGGCGTGCAATGGCGCCGGCGCCGAGGCCGCAGGCCGCAGGATCTCCCGCACCAGGCCCTGCACCAGCAGCCGATTTGACCCGACGCCGGGTGCTCCAATTACCTCGCGCACCAAGCCCTGGACTTGGAGCACGCCCGTAGATGTGCCGATTGTTTCGCGTGCAAGCCCTTGTGCGAGTAACGTGGAGAAGTGGTCGGTGTCAGGGAATGCGTCGGTTGGAGGTGTAAACGCACCCGCGTACCGGGCAACACCTTTGGTGATCCGCAGATCGTCTATCTGCCCTAGTGAGCCTGCATTGGTGTTCCCGTTGTTGCCGATTGACAGTGAGCGAGTGCTGGCAAAGAGTGTCGCGGCTACGGTAGCCGACCCGATTACCGCGCCCCCGGCATAGACCCGCAACACATTACTTGCGTCGCGGTCAACCGCGATATGCACCCAGGTATTGAGGGTTGGCGTATAACTCCCGCTGACCGACGGGGTATCGGTCCCGGTTGTGCTGTAATTAAATATTAGGTTGCTGCCGTTGAACCCGAACCACCAGCCTAGATTTGTAGTGGCAGCCCATTGTCCTACCAGACTTCGCAAGCCGGTATTGACGGATGGCCTGACCCATGCCTCAACCGTGAACTGCCCCGCGCCAAAATTGAAATCTGTAACGACTGGAGTGGTTACTTGGGCTGAAGCATTGGTTACGTCTAACGATCCGGCTCCCCACTTCGACTGCGATCTGGATACTTTTGCAGTCGCTACGCCCGACAGGGCGTGGGCAGACAGCGAGCTGTCCAGGGGAGTCGTGGACCCGTCCGCGTCATCAAAATGGACGAGCAGGCCGACGCTTGAGAAGTTTAGGTCGATCGCCATTACGAGGCCACGCTAACGCCGCCCTTGGCGGCATTAGCACCCGATAGTGTCCACGCCACCCCCGTGGCCGGGTCCGTGTCAAAATAGCTGGCTTGCCACTGCGATGTAGTAGCGAGTCCCTGACTTGGTGACGAGCCGGTTGTATCAGTCGCCGCGCTTTTGACGTTGAAGCTCGCTGTCCTGGCCCCGGCATCGGACTTAGACACAAAGCCTTTGACGGCCATGCCAAATATCGTTGACGGGTTTGTGGAGAGCGCCGGAAAAGTGAATAAGTCCTCCTGGCCCACCGTTGAGCTGTGGGTTTGCGAAGCCGCCGTACCGAGCGGTGGGTTGCGTCCGACTGCCGCCCAATTTGCTGCCGAGCCGGTGCAGTTGCCCCATATCAACCAAGTCGGCTGCCCCGTCGTCATGCCCGATAGCGGCCCAGCCGGTGCTCCACTCGTGTAGGTGTTCGCTTTCTTTTGGCCTAAATTCGTAGTCGCATCGTATTGCTGCAAGACGACGGACGTGTCGGTAATAAGCCCCATCCAGTACGACTGCCCGGCCGTAACCGTCTGCGGCGTGACCAGCGTTCCGGTCAACGTTGAGCCGCTGGTGCAGCCGACAACCTCATTACCGCTCGACAAAAGCGATCCGATCGAGCCGCTGCTGTCGGCGTACAAAACAGCCTTGGATTTCACCGTGGCACTGGTCGCTCCCGGCACCACCGAGATCGAGTTGAGGGTGCGGGTGATGTCGGCCGTAAAGCGCACCAGATAGATGAAATTCGCACCCGGCGCGTTAGTGGCTGCGTTGGCTCGCGCTACGCCGTTCGGTGAAATCCCCGCAGGCAGGACGATGTCGCCGTCGTTCGCGAACTGGGTCTGGTTGTCGCCATTCACGAACTGAGTTTCAATGACCGGGTTGGAGGTCAACAGTGCTGAATTGTACGCCGGCTGCGTCGGATCGAGGACGATCAAATCGTCAAGCGTGAAGAAGTTGCCGGTGCCGCTGATCGAGGCCGCGTTTATTATGGTGACGTTTGCTTGGGCGTTGTTCGTGTTTCCGGTGCCGCTATATAGCAGTGTACCGTCCAAATTCACGGTGTAAAGACCAACACCGGCCCCGCCAAGTGTAACATCCCAACTTAACACATGCGTCGAGTTCGCGGCAATAGACCCGCCGCCGGTAATAATCGCGCCGCCGGCATTGCCGGTGCGTATATTGATGACACCGCTTAACTCGATCGTGATTGAAAAAGCTGCCGTGCCGAGATTACTTTGAAATACGAAGTTGTTCCCCCCGCCGGCCTGCGGGACCGAAAACCGAACGGAGCCGGCGATCCGGGTCAATGATACGCCAAGGTTTTTGGTGATCGTGGCGGCTGTGCCGATCCTGTATGCGTAACCCGTCGAACTGAGGCCGGCGACAAGCGTGCCTGAGCCGCCAAGCTGCGAGGTCCATTGGGTCAGGATATTTGGCGTGGCACCCGGCGGGCCGTACACGTCGAAGCCGTCGGTGAAAATTAAGGGAGATGGCATATGTTGACCCCTTATGCCTCATGCCCGGCCTGGATCGCGCCCGCCCCATTCGGCCGCGGTGCAGCAGCCGCCGAGCCGGCACCGCCGGCCCGCTCTTGGTGCCCATGGGCAGCCTGCTCGGTGATCGCCCCGATCAGCGGCGCCACGACCCGGTACGGCCCCTCTGCGAGCACGCCGAGCAGCACATTCCATTGCTGCGCCTGCAGCACGATTGTGATCGGCGCGGTTGCTTCGATCGGCTCTTGCATCACTTTTTGGTCTCCTTTGTGCGGGCCTCGACGGCCTCCAGGCGCTCCGCGATCTCTTTCAGGCTGTTGATCACGGCATAGACTAATTCGCCGGCGAACAGCACGCCGATATCTTTTGTTTCGCCGCCGAGAGTGAATTGTGTTTTGCCGCAAATCTCGGGGAGATGAGGCAACACTTCATCGACCATAAGCCCGCGACGAGGCGCCGATGGCTCGTCCTCCGTTGCGTATGGAGTGCCGGCAACATAACGATAGGTAACCGGCCGCAAATTTCTGATGGCTTCAAGGCCCCGAGTATAGGGCTCGACGTCCTGCTTGATGGCCGGGTCCGATGCCGATCCCCAATCGCCTCCCCAGCAATAACAAACGCCATTTGCGTCAGCCCAGAACACCGCTTTGTTGGCGCTCCGATCAACAATCGCATAACTATCGGTATAAACAAAGCTCGCCAGGACATCGACCTCCCATACCCGCCTGCCGTTATTGAGAGCGATGCCCGTGTCGCCAGCCCCGTCACGCTTATAGAAAACCGCCGCCGTCGTTCTTTCGCTTGTGTGATCGACTTCGATGTACGATCCGAAATAGCCGTACCCATTTGGCACATAGACATTGGCATTGCTTCTGAAATCGCCGACCGTCGTGTAGCCGGCGACGGTCGCCCCGCCGTAGATGTCCACCTGGCCGCCAAACCTGGCGAGCTGCCCGCTGCTTTGCAGCCACAGCGTGGTCACGCCTTCGATATGGCTGTTGCCGTCGTCGTAGATCGCCAGCGTGCTCGATTGCCCGGCACGCTGAAACAATATCTGGTAGTTGATATTCAACGTGCTGCCGTAGTATCCGCCGCCGGCGACATCGAGAAAATCAAATATCTTGACCCGCCTGGGGCTCCCCCCGGCTCCGACAATCGCCAATGCCGCAGTGTCGTAATTGCGATAACCAATCGAGCCGGCGGCGCTGTCGTCTCCGGCATTCTGTTTGAAGCGCCACACGCGCCCGCTGAAGAAGCCCCGGTCTGTCGAGGGGCCGGCATCGCCCGACGAATAGGTGTAGAAGTTTTGGTAAGCGATGACGTCGGTCTGCGCAAGAAACTGCCCGCCGGCAATGACCGGAAGCCCGTTGCTGTTTAGCCAGAGCTGGGTAGTGCTCTCGATATGGCTGTTGCCGTCGTCGTAAAGGCGCAGGTT